GGGTTGGACAACTCGGTAAACCCACCGGTGGGCCCTGAGCTAAGCGCCGAAGCTACAAACCCTGCAACCGCCAAGATTGCATCGTGTGTGGTCGATAGCGTCCCCGTCGTGCCGCTACTAACGGCGGTTGTGTTGGAAGCCGATGCTGTCCCGCAGGCCGAGCTCGAATCTATGGCGGCCGGCCCGAGATCGACTACATAAACATTCTGCGTACATATAACTAGACCGCCAGTGAAATTGACCACGACAGACGGGCTGGTGGTGGTGATGTTGAGAACGTACCCGATTGCAGCATTCTGACCGGCTGCCGCGCCTTGGCTCTTAGAGCAATAGTTAGCTGTAGGGCTGTCTCCACCCTCGCTGATGGAGCTCACGGTCTGTTTGGACGTTGTTGAGGTTACCGTGCCCGTCCCTATGAAAAGAGCGTCGCCAAGCTGGATTGTGCCGCCGCTGAAAGACGAGCAGGTCACACTCGTAGTGCCGCAAGTGGATCCCGAGTTTACGCACTGAATCACGGCTAGGGCATCGGCGCTTGCCACGCACAGCATCAGCACGGCGATGAATAGAGTTGCTGCTGTTGCTGCTAAGTTCTTCATGGCGTCGATAAGGTCATGCCGGTCGCGTTGGTGCCGGTGGTTGTCACGCAAATTGTCATCGTGGCGGCGGCGCATACGCAACCACTCGACGAGTCGTACAGCGCGATCTTTGAAGTTGCTGCACAGCAAGGGGTGCAACTAATTGAGCAGCCGCCGCTCGCGCAACAGTTGTACGTCACCGATGACGGCCCTGAAAGAACAGCTATCTCGCCATCGACAAGCGTCGGCGGAACGCCAGCGCCCTGCTGAATCAATGCGGTGGTCGGTGCAGCAGCGCTAAAAGGAACATAGGTTGGTGTTGCCGTTGGAGTCGCCGTGGCCGTGTAGGTTGCAGTCGCGGTTGCGGTTGGCGTCGCCGCCCGCGCCGTGCCCGCGAGCATCAGCACCACGGCGATGAGTAAAGTTGATACTAAGTTCTGCTTCATGGCGTCCCTATCGCACATGGTGTAGGCACCTGCACGCCGCACTTCCACCACTCGCAGGACGGCAGGAACGACCCGCACCACATCTCCGTAGGAGTCGGACTCGCAGTCGGCGTTCCGCAGCCTTTGCAGCTTGGGGTCGGTGGCATAGGCGGCGGACGCCACGGCGTCGCGGTCGGCATCGGAATCGCTATCTGCGCCCGCGCCGTGCCCGCGAGCATCAGCACCACGGCGATGAGTAGAGCTAGTTTCCGCATACCCAACGCCCTTGCCACTCAGTGGTCACAGAATCCTCACCGTTACCCTACCCGCAGGCGTTGGTGACGCTGTTGGTGTCGCGCTAACTGTGGCAGTTGGGGTAGCCGTCGCAACGCCGGTAGCGGTAGCGGTAGCAGTCGCCGTCGCAACGCCGGTAGCGGTAGCAGTCGCCGTAGCCGTTGCTGTCGAGGTTGCCGTGGCTGTTGACGTTGCAGTGGCTGTTGACGTTGCAGTGGCAGTCGGCGTCGCAGTCGCCGTGGGACTCGCAGGTGCGAGCGCAAGCGTATAAACATCCCAAAAGATGCTGTTCGTAAGGCTGCCCGTAAAGTTGCCCGTCGGCCCAGGCGAGACCGGCCCCTCATCTCCCCAGGTAATTCCGAGCGCCCCTGCCGGCGGAATTCCCGCCACCGATGAAACCCCGTATTCCAAATTCAAGGGGCTTGGGATCGTGAGAGTGGACGATACCTCGTTACCGCCGGCATCGGTGGACGAGAACCCCCACAACGTCGCAATCCAGTCGTTCGGAATAGTGGTCGTGACACCGCCAGCAACCGGCACTGTGCCGTCGCCCGCCTTGGCGGTATTCGTGTCCAGAAGACTCGCGCATGGTTGCGTACCCGAATAAGTAATGATACCGCCCGAAGCAAAAAGGTAGCCCCAATAACTCCCGTTGAACTGGAAGGTATAGCTTGCGGGTTCGCTGGCCCCTGCATTCAGGCAATAGAGCGCCAGAAAAGCGCTGCTGCCAATCTCGGATACCAGGGGAGTCCATCCAGCCGGAGGTGTCAGGTACGGCGATGTGGAGCTGTCACCGAAATACAGGCCGATCAATTCGACATCTCCGCTCGTCGTGCCCGTAGGCTTATTCAGCGTCAGACTTAGAATGTCGGGGCACTCCACTGCCGTACATCCATGCCCGCCGGTGAACCCGTTGGTAACAGTCGAAGCCGCCGACGGCACACCCACGACTGCGATTTGCGCCTCTCCCGACGTTGCATACAACAAGCACATCAAAACTCCTGTGAATGTCAGCCTCCAGTTCACGGATAATCCGTCGTCGTGGCGTAAACCGTGACGACAACGCCTTCCAAGATCGCGTCTGCACTCGCTGGCCCGACTACGCAAACCGTGTCTCTGGCCGCTATCGGAATCGCAGCTTGAAGCGAAGGCGTGCAAAGTTTCGAGCCGCCCGTAAAAGTGAACGTGGCAACCGTGGACGGCAGTCCGCCGTATGGGGTATCAGTCACAGTGAAGACTGCCGAACCGAACGCCGTGGTAGTTGCAGAGCATCCCGACCGCGCGAGATTGAGAGGTATCGTCGCCGCATTCGGCACGAACGCGCAATCAGATTCGCTATTCACAAGTGGCAACGGCCCCGCGAAATAGAACGCCAGCGGATAGGGCAACGCGAACGGGCATGACACCCATTGCGCGGTAGTCGGGCTAATCGACTCGATGCACTCGCCGGCTCCCGATGGCGGTCCGCCTACAACGTTTGCTCCGATGCCGCTGTTATTCGGACATCCATTCGTGCAGGCTGCGTGAAGAGATGGCGCAAGCAGGAGCATCAGCAGCGGTAGAATTTTAATAATCTTCATTGATACTCCTACCAGGTGATCAGCACTTCGCCCGGAGCCCCCGCGATCCCATCGACGGTTGCGGCCGTACCAGCGGCACCCGCGGCGCCAATCGTCACGGTGAATACCGCATTCGGCGAGGTCTGCGTCTGGCCCTCGGCATAAGCACCGCCGCCGCCCCCGCCGCCGCCTTCTGCACCGACCCCTGTAGGCGTGGCGCCCGCGCCGCCGGCACCTGGCGTTCCCGCGTTGCTGCTCTCGGTGCCCAGTGCTCCACGCGGGGAGCCGCCACCTGCGACAAATCCGCTAACGCTGACATACTTGGCGCCAGTTTGTCCGTTCTGGCCGGAAATCGTCAACGTGCCTGTGGCTGGTATCCCGCCGACGCCGCCCGCGCCAGCATTGCCTGACGTTACCGACTGTCCGCCTTGCCCCCCGCCAGCGCTGCATATCACGCCGCTGCCGCTTCCAAACGATGTCGTGGTTCCAGCCGTGCCGGAAACAGGGCCAGCGCCGTATCCTCCTCCTCCGCCTCCTCCACCCCAACACTCAGCCGTGATGGAAAAGACGTTTGCAGGCACGGTGAAGGCCTGGCTTACGGTGACGAGCTGCTGCCCATGCGTGATTAGTTGCGTGATGCTCGTTCCCGATTGCCAGGTGCCGGAGTTTGGTCCCGTGGCGATGGGAAGGTAGCCCTTGGCGGGAATCCCGTTGACGGTTACATTGTCGAAGCCCGGCACGTCTGACGCGAGAATCGGTTGCCACGCTGGAGCGCTCGCGCCCACAGGCGTCGCTTGACCGTTCGGCGCGCTGTAGAGATAAGCGTCAGCCGAGGTCGTATTCGTCGCCGGTGTCGTGTACGGACTGCAAGTAACGGGTGATGTGTTCTGACAATTACTCGTATCGTTGAATGTCGGCCCCGGCTGTGGCGTCAGTGACACCACATGCGCCGTGTCCGGCGAGAGCACGTCCCAAGTGACGCATCCCAGTTCGCCGGGAAAGGTCACGATATTATAGTTGCTTCCTGAAAGCGTCGCGTTGCCGGTGCCCGTCGATCCGGCCCCTGATGGCACCGTCGAGCCACCGTGCGAGTCGTGACAGACGAGATAGTAGGTGTAGGTGGTCGAGCCGGTCGTTCCGCCTTGCGTGATGACCGGAGCAGTCGGGGCGGAGAGTTGCCCTGTGAAACCGTTGAGAGCCGCATCGACGAATGGGCTGGCGGCGTAGGGAATCTGCCCCGTTGCCGTGAGCAGCGCCCAATTTCCAACCCACAGACTCGCATCAATCGCTCCAGTCGTATTGGCCGTCGAGCAAGGAAAACTCGCGCCGTTGATCGTCTGCGTACAGGCTGTCGTCGCCTGCCCCGTGTCGTTCAGGCACCCGCTCGGAGCCGCGATGGTTCCCAAAGTCGTTGAGGTGTTGGTCTTGAGCACCGTCCACGACACGCATCCCGCCTCGTTTGCCGCGCAAATCTGATTATAATTCGATCCGCTCAGAACGGCGTTCCCATCAGTCACAGGGACGAATGGAGATGCCGTCGTCTGCCCGGTAGTGCTATCATTACACATCAGCGCGTAAGTGTAGGTAGTCGAGCCTTCCGTACCTTGGACCGTCACGGTCGGACTCTCTGCGATGATCGGCAATACGTCCACTTGGCCCGTGTCGGTAATGCCGGATGCGACGCTCAAGGAACTGAAGCTGTTGCCGCCGTTGGGAGACTGGAGCAACACGCCGACAACCGTAGTGTTGGACACTGCGAACTGCCACTCCGAGTAAGTATCCGCAGTCAGCGAAGACGGCGGTTGAATGCCGCCGCCCGCCCAGACCAGCGAGTAGCCAACAGGAACCGCGAATGTCGGCGTGTATCCGCCTGTCGAGTTCTCCAAGGTGTCGATGACAAACTTGCCGCCGCTGGCGAAATTCGTAAGCGTCAACGTCGAGCTGCCATTCAACGTGACAACTTGAAGGTTTCCGTTCACGCTGATGTTGAGGTTCAAACTGCCATTGGCCTGTACTGAGTAGGCGGACGGACTGGTAATCGTCGCCGTTCCGATCGCGCCATCGGACGGATTTGCCACGGTGTACCCCGAGAAGTCGGGGCCGGCGAGATCGATGTCGGTCACTATGGAATCGGGATCCGTATTCGCCAGAATCAGTGTGCTCAAATCGGCGCCAGTCATCATCGGAATCTGGATTTGCACAGGCTGCCCCGTGCCGACTTGTACGAGCAGGCATTCCCCCTGGATGAAGCAGGTGCATTGACCACTCGTAGGCAGGTTGCCGCTGGCGTCAGTGATCGATGAGCAGAGGTCAACGCCGGGGATAACCGACCCGCCGAATGGAGGCACCTGCGGGAACGCCGGCGTCTTGTAATTCACGCGCGCCTTGACTGCACCGATGCCGTAGAGGTGCTGGAGATTTCCAGTCAGACAGGCCACAGGCGGACCTGATGGTTGTGCAGTCGGAGTCGCAGTCGGAGTCGCTGTAGTCGTCGCGGTAGATGATGCGCTCGCAGTCGGCGTTGCGCTGATCGTAGGCGTTGCGCTGATCGTAGGCGTCGCCGTGGCGGTGGCGGTTTTGGTCGCGGTTGATGTGGTCGTGGCGGTTGCGGTGGCGGTTGATGTGGCGGTAGCAGTCGGCGTCGGGGTTGCCGCACCGGAGCAAAAGAAGGTGCCGATCAGCCCGGTATTGTAAACATTCGCGCCAGTCGTCCAGTCAAGTCCTTCGGTCCCGGCGAGATTTTGATTCACCCATCCGATAAACTGTCCGATGCCTGGCCCCACATAATTCGCAATACTCGCAGCGGAGCCGTTTGCCGTGCCGTACTCGGTCGGCCCGCTCGTCGGGCCGGTGCCGAGGCTGATCCCGATTTCACCGACCGCTATCTCGGCGTTCTGAATTGTCGTCGCGGTCAGCCCCGTAACCTGCGTGGTGCTGTAGCCGCTGCTGCCCCAATTCGACCCGTCATAAACCGCCGAGTTCGCATTACCGAAGAAATCGGCAACGGAACTAATAGCCCGGCAAGTACCCGAGCCGGGCGACCCGATGTGCACGGTAACAATATCGGATGTACTAGCGTTCGCAATCGTCGCGAATTGAGCGGAGCACACTTTCGTCGTGGACGAACACACGTTGCTGTTGCCGTTCTGAGGATGAGGAATCCAGCTATTTCCTTGAGTGTCTGTGACGGTCAACGAAGCAGGCGTGTTGCCGCTTCCTATCGTATTGAGATTAACCACCATCAGGTCGCCTAGAGTTGGAGTCAAGAGCGACGGGAAACTCGCGGTACATGAGTTGGACGCACCGCTGACAATTTGACGCAGCGTGCCGCATGGCGTCGGCGTGGCAGTAGGCGTTGCCGTGGCAGTTGCCGTCGCTGTGGCGGTCACTGTCGGTGTAGCCGTCTGCGCAACCGCTAGATGCGGCAGTACTAGAGTTGCAAGGAGACAGATAATCGCCAGCCGAATCTTCATACTCCGCCTCCTTCGATTGCCGCCTCGCGCTCGGTCTTCGGACTCAGCATCTTGTTGATAATCGGCCCGATTTGTTTCCGCTGTTCCGGCGTCAGTTGCGGCCACTCTGTTTTCAGACGGCGGATCGCGACGTTACGGACTATCTTCATGTCGTTCTCGTTCCCGTCTTTATTCGCAACTTGCCAAGCCTGCGCGAGGCTAATAATACCCTGCCCGTGCGGCATTGCCCCTACCTGTTCGAGTGCCGCTTCGATCGGAGATATCTTCGCACCCTTAAGAGTGTGCGCAATTTGCTTCTGCGTCATGCGCGCATCGATCAGCGGCTTTATATCAGGACGCTGCTTGGTCCGACCCGCCAGATAGTCCCGCATCTCGCCTTTGAATCGACGCACCTGGTTGTCGGTCTCCATCTGTTCCGGCGACGATGCCTGGGGCGCTTGGCGTCCCTGCTGATTGAGAAGCCCGAATACGAAGTTCTGCATGGGCGTCTGACGTAGCGACGACGGTGCCGGTGTCAGGCCAAGAACGCCGACCGCGCCCTGTTTCGCCAACGCGCCGAATTGCCCCGCCTTAAGTTCGCTTCCTACATCGGTGCCTTTTTCCTCTGCTTGTTCCTTGATGTTGGTCAGGGCAAAAGGGACGCCCCCCGCCTCTGCGATATGCTTCACGATCCGCATCGCATTAGCCGGCACGCTTGAATCTCGAAAGGTGATGGGGCGGTTGAAGAAATCGGCATTGCGATAAATCTCGTACCCAGCCGCAAGCGGCCAGTTGAGTTTCCCCATCGCCGTCTCGACCAGCGCGTGCCCCGGCCCGATGCCGGTCTTTTCATGCCCCATGTACGACAGCAGGTCGCGAATAAGATATTCAGGTGGAGACACGCGAATGTAGTTGCCGTTCTTGTCTTTCTGTCCGGTCGGCCATGTGTACATCTCGACGATGGATTGAGGCATGTGTCCAGTGACGAGACGGTTGATTACCGTACCGGTGATCCCTGCTCGAATCGCTTTCCCCGCCGCAAATTGCAGTGCGAGGCGAGCCTGTGGGTCTAGTTCGCGACCCGTCATCAGTTCTCCGGCGCCGCGGACGATGCCACCGAATAGGCGCACGGTGCCGATATTCCAGCCCGGAAACCCGATAATGAGGCTCAGGGCGTCCTTCATCTTGTTGCCGAAATGAAGATTGTCGCGGGCAATCTGCCCCATCGTATCGTCGAGGTGACGCCGCACGTTGCTCGCAATCTCGCGCCGCTGAACGAACGGGATGTCTTCGCCACCATTCGCGGCGTAGGCGCGCTTTAGTTCCGTGTCATAGAGGCTTAGGAAACTGCCGAGCTTTGCCGGCGTGACGACCTTCTTCATCGTGAAGCCGAGCACCGAATCCGCGATGCCGTGCGCGACCCGACCTGCCCGCCCGAGTTTGGTGCCGAACTTATCTTGAAAGGCTCGCGTCAGCGCCTCGGTCATAATCGAATCGCCGTAATCAAATGACCCGCCCCCGAGCAGAACCGACTTCACTGCGGGGTCTTCAAACATTCCCGCGTGAGCTGCGCCCTGAACTTCACGTCCCTTCGCGATCGTCTTGTAGAGTTCTACCGGCGTCATCCAAGTGCGCGGCACGCGCGACAACGCCGATAGTCCGCCCTTCAGGTCGCCATGCGCGATCCTCCCCAATCCCTCGCCGATAACGCCGCCGGCTTCGATGTCCGCGGCCGAGTTCGCTTCGAGCATAATGTGGAATGCCGATAGTCCGACGCGGATCTGATTGCCGATGGCGCTTGCCGACGACAGCGGACCGAAGATGCCGTCTCGCGATCCGAGCCCCGGACCAAGATGGTTGTTGAGAACACGCGCCGCTGCTTCCGGTGCCATGTAGTGCCCGCGCTCGATGTAGCCGTGCTCTGTCGGAGAATACGTCCGCACCTTGGCGATCTTGTCGTCGATGGGCGCCCATCCTTTCGGGTTCTCGCCGAACTTGAAGAATCGCGCGAGACCGGCATCCTTCATGTTGTTGAAGAGTTCCTGCCCGGTGACGTAGCGCCATTCGTTCTGAAGTCCCGCGAGCATCATATCGACGGGGTTCTTAAATTTGGGCGTGAGTCCGCCCTCCGTAATCGCTTCCATCATGTCGCGATAGGTGCGCGATTGAAGAAACCCCTTCGGTCCAGTCAATGCACGCCCTGTTGCGTTCTTGAGTGAGCCAAATACTTCCTTCACTCTGTCCGGTGGCTCCGCGTACATATGCGGTAGATAGTCGTCCCGATAGCCCGCATCGCCGCCTTTGATTTTCTGGATGCGCTCGTGGACGGTATCGAACGCCTCGCGCGCCATCTTTTGAAACGGCTGGAGTTCTTTCGGGAGCGCATCGAGGTTGCCGTGTTCTAGCTTGGAGTAAATCTGAAACGCCTGTTTCCAGTCGTCGCCCGCGCCAATTACGTTCTGATAGAACGAATGCAGCGGCGCCCATAGATGCCGCGCGGACCCGACGCGGGCGCGAAGTTCTGCCGCTTTCTCCTCGACCATCGTCGATTCGCGCTTCGAGAACGTATCAACCATTTCAGGCGCCATCGCCGCTTTGAGCGTTGTCGATACCTTGCCGCTCGACAGCTTCTCCATCACCCAAGCGCCAAGACCCTGGAGGTGCTTCGCCGCTTGTACCGGCACGATGCCGCCTGATAGTTCAGTGCCTTTGCCGCCGAACAGTGAAGGTTCTTCTGGGGCAGGCTCGCTAAATTGTTCTCCAGACAATCCCGCCTGCCGCGCATCCCGCATCACCGCTTGGGAGATCGCAGCTCGTGCTTCGCCGAGAATCTTTCCTTTTAGCTTCGAGTCGCCGGCAAGCCGATACGCCATTTCCTTGATCGCGGCGTTCGTGTCGGTGTCCGCGTTGTACGCAAACTTTGGCAGCAGTTCCGCGACCGTCTTCGCTTCGCGCGCCTTCGCCTCGAGTTCGGGTTTGTCGATTTTGGTCTGTCCCGCGCTTTCGAGGAGTTCCTGCTCTTTGGCGGTTCCCGACATCCGACGGGCATCGCGCTCGAGTTCCGTCTGCACCTGGTCGAGAATGAGCGCCTGCTGCGGGAGCGTCGTCTTTTTGAAGAAATCTTTTCCGAATAGAGAACCGCCTTCTTCGGGCACGGTCTCGACGCCCTTCGATAGTCGAATCAGATTGGTGAGTTGCTGCGGCCGCATCTCACCTTTGACTTCCTTGCCGGAGATGAGCTTGTAGAGATCGTCTTGCGCGATTTGGTCGTCAGGTAGTTCACGGCCGAGCGTCACGGCCAGAGAATCGCGAAGGTTGCCGGTACGGAATTGCTGCCAGAGAAACGGCGACAGATTCTTCATCGCGAGCGCGTCGGACGTTTTCGCTTCGGTCAGACTGATGCCCATCTTCGCGAGGTCAGCCGCGCCCATGTCAGACTCGCGCATGAACTTCGCCATGTCGTAGGCGGTGCCGCGCTGATTCGCCATGTTCTTGAGAGCGCCGAATGCCCGCGCCGCCGCATCAGTGACGTTATGTTCGATCGCACCCGGGATGGAATTGCCAGAGTCGAGCCACTGATAACGGATCACGTCGTTGTCGTCCGCGAGCCTGAGCGCCGCGTCGAGACGGTGATGCCCGTCGATTATGAAATTACCGTCGGGCGCATGGTACGCCGTGAGTACGTCAGAGAGTCCAGTTTTATATTCGTTGATGTCGCCGAGGTCTTTGCCGACGCCCTTGTCGTTCACGTTCTGCTTAAACTGAAAACGGTCGGGGTCGACTTTCAACAGGTCGGAATTCTTCCGTAGGTCGCCGACTTTGATTTCCTCGATGGAGCCGTGAGGATGGGCGCTGAGTGCCGTTAGTTGGTCGGCGACGGCTGGCGGTACGTCAGCCGCAGGAGAAGGGGCGACTTCCGTAGCGACGGGCGCCTTGACTTCTTTGGGTGTCTCCGCCTCGCTAGGCTTCCTCCCTTCTTCCGCTGCTGGTTTTGCTTCTTCTTTCGGTGCTTCCGGCCGGGAGGGTTCTGCCGCAGCTTCTTGCGCCTCGACGCTAGCTTCCGGCCCGACCTGCGGCGTCATCCCTTGCGCGCGAAGGTACGGTTCGGCCAGATGAGCGTGTTCAAGCAACGAGCCGCCATAACCGAGTCCACCGCCGACCACCCCGCCAGTGATGATGTCCGCCGCCTGCTTCGCGGCATCGACCTGTTCACCCTTCGGTGCTTCTTCTTTCGCGGCTTGCTCCGCACCGAACGCCGCTCCGATAGTTGCCGCCGCACCCGTTTTGCCAGTTACGCTGGATACTGGTCCGAACGCTTTGCCCGCCAGCTCGTACTCGGCGAGAGTCTTGGGTGCTCCGCGAAGTCCGCCGACGATCGCGCGCTGAGTCGGACTCGCTTCAATCTCTTTCGCGCGCTCCGACGATTCCTTCTCCGCTTCGGCGACTTTCTCTTTGGTGTTCTCTGGCGTGAGTAGTCCGAACCGCGCTTCCATGCCGAGACTGGTCGGTGCGGCGAGTTCGGACTGTGCGTCGGGCGTCAGCCCGCTCTTGTACGCTTCGGCGGCTTCCGGCTCGCCTGGTATTAGTCCGAGTGCCGACCTGATGGGATGATGTGCGATGTCGCTTAGTTCCTGCCCGACGTAGCCCGCGGTGCGGCGCAACGCACCCTGCTTGGGCTGCAAGGTGTCGGGGTCAAGCTCCATGCCGCCCCCGGCGGGTGCGGTTTGCCCTACGGGCGCGAGAGTTGTAGGGTCAAGTTCGGGCATACACTATGAATCTCGTCCTAGCATTCCTGTTCGCCGCTAATACGCTCGTCATTCCCCAGATGGGAATCCCCAAATCTTACCGTTTGGCAGATCATAAACCGCCATCCCCGCCAGCTTTGATTTATCTGGATTATATTTCCCCATGCCTAGCGGTGTGTTTCGACTCGGCGGGGGTACAGCCTCCCCAGCTTTGCGAGCGGCTGGACCCGGTGTCGCTGAAGCCGATGCAGTGCGCGGCGGTGGAGCAGCAGGAGTTGCCGTTGCAGATGGCGCCGCCGCAGGAGTAGAGCCGTCTGTCGGCGCGCCTGTTCCGCCAGAGTTCAAGAGTCGATTCAGCTCCACACCCGATTTCGTACCCGCATCCACGCCCGTCTGCACAACCGAGCCGTCTGCATTGACAATGATCAATTTCCCCGTCGCAGCATCGACATCAATCTTCCCGCCCTTCTCTGCCGCGAGTCCTTGGTCGCGGTCATAATTTGTCGTCGCAGGATTGAAACCGAATATGTGTAGCTTTCCGTCAGGGCCAAGTTTCGCGATAGTGCGCGCTGCCGTTGTGCCGGACGCCGTTCCCTCCGTCTGTTTGGTTTCTCGCGCTTCTTCGCCCCGCGCTTCCGTGACCGCAATCTGCGGCGCGGCCTTCAACTGATACGCCGCCCCCGTCCAAGCATCTTTCTCTTTCTGTGCTTGAGGGACGGGGCGCGTATCTGCTTTTAGAATGGCATCGTGAACTTTCTGAAGATCGGTTTCCTTACCCGCCGAATACGCATCGAGAGTCTTGCTGGTTAGGTCGTGAAGAGTTGCCGGATCGAGATCCTTGAATGCCTTGATCGCTTCTGGCGAAAATTTCCCCGTCGCTTGGAGCGCCGCGATACTGGCCGGTGCGGCCTTCTTCATCAAATCCATATCGAAGTAGGCTTTCGGATCAGCAATCGCGAGCGCCTGTTCATCTGGTGGCAGTCCCGCGATTCGTTTTTGCAATATCTGTTGATTGCCCAGCGTGATGTCGTTCAGTTGCTTCTGCTGGTTGAGTTGCTGAGTCTTGAGCGCGAGATCCTGCTGATTGCGCTGCGCCTCTGCCAGCAACGCGCGGGTCTGTGCGCCCTGCTGTAGCCCAGTCGCCGCACCTTCGAGCGCCTTGCCGAGTCCGCCGCCCCATTTCGTTCCCGGCTGTCCGAGACCGCCGAGCACACCGAGAGCGATCGGCGCCAGCGTCGTTATCAGGGGGCTATTGAGCACGCTGTCGAGCGCGCCGCTGATTCCATCGGCCATCAGGCTGCTCCAATCTGCCTCAAGAAGTTCTGATAGACCTGTAGAGCGTTAAGTTGCGGAGTCGCCGCAGCCGGTTTCGCCATTGCTGCCGGTGTCGCTACGCCGGGACTTCCCACGTTGCCAGCAACCGGCGTGCGTGGCGGAGCCACAGGAGGTGACATCGCTTGAGCAGGCGTCGCGGGCCGTGGTATCGCGTTGTTCGATGTTTGACCCTGCGGCTGTGCGGCTTTGCCAAGCATCCCGATTCCCTGACCGGCCAGTGGCGCGAGAGATGCAACCGCACCCATAATGCCACCACCGGCAGGATCGGTTCCCGAACTGATACCATAAGGATTCGCTGTCGGATTGAAGCTCGTATTCCAAGGGTTATTGGCGTTCGAGGCGTTTGGTGCCGTACTGCCAGTCGCGCCGCCACCAGCAGCGCCGCCTACAAGCCCCGTAGCTCCGCTCGTCATTGCCGCAATGCCCGCCGGATTGCCCGGAGCAAACAACTCACTCGCCGCACCGCCCACAGTTTCGATTCCCGGCACCACATATTTCTGAATCGCGTCACTCATAAGTCACATCCTCACAGCTTCGATGCGGCTGGATTCGGCCCGAGCACCGATCCTTGCCCCGACTGCAACGCCTGCACAATCGACGCTATATCGCTCAGTCTTGAAATCGGCCAATTCGCTTGTGCGAGCGCGTTCTGCGTATTCGTGTCGAGTACGTTCTGCTGCTGCTGTTGCTGGATCGTGCCGGCGCCCAAGAGCGCGTTGGCTGGAGCGTACAGCCCCGATTGCACCGCGCCTTCGAGACCCGCCGCCGTCAGTTGATTCTGCACGCCCTGTTCGTAGGCGCCGCCATAAATATTCGTTCCGAGGTTGGCGAGATTCTGGCCGAGTCCGTACTGATTCAGCGCCGTCTCTTCTCCAAACGCAGTCGATCCCGACAACGCGCCCGGGCCTCCGCCGGCCGCAGTCTGCTCCGCCGCCATCGTCGAAGGCGCGGTTGCGGTTTCGTATTGCTGCACCATCGGTGCCGCTGCCTCCGCGTAAGTCGCGGCCAAGTACGGGTTAGTCGCCGGATTGAGGTAGTCCCCTTGCAGTTGATTGGTCAGCATGTTTGCGCCGGCGCTGCCGACCTGCCCAGCCTGTCCGCTGACATTTTCGATGTTCGAAATCGCCGCGAGCTGGTCCGGCGTGAGTCCGGCAACCGACGAGAGCGCCCCTGGAGGCATCTGCGCGATATTCGTAGGTCCGCCGGTCAGCGTGCCGATTCCCTGCTCGGAAAGCCACCTGTCCAACTGACTCGCCCATGCCGGCGCGCTGGTGGTAGTCGTGGTTTGGCTTGGTCCGCCCGACATGGTTAATCAACCTCACATCGATAAATCAGTTGCGACAGTTTCCAGCCGGGCGTGTTGCGCCGGAGCCATCCCTGCCGTCCCGACGTATGTTGAATCACCATGCAATGCCGCTGCCGCTTGAGTTCTTTCAAAAATGGCTCGCATTGCTCCAGCAGCCGCGGCTTGCCCGACCACGCAATCCAGAGATGAAGCACCAACGGCACCTGCAAAAATTCGTCAGGCGGACAGGATGTAACGAAGAATCCAAGGACTTCCGCACCTTCCATCACTAAGTACAACTCGACGGTGTTCTGACCGATAAGTCCCTTGAGCACAGCGAACCGAATCTGCTGCGGCGTCCAAGTCACCTGCGATTGCGTCAGGCCCGCCTTGCGCTGCGCCACGTCGGTCTTGTGCTTTATGATCAGCAGCTTCTCTTCGAGAAACGGCCAGTACCGCGCGAGCATCGCACCGTCGCATCGCACGATCTGGGGGACGCTTGCCGGAGTCGTTGTCGGAGTGCCGCCGTTATTCATGGACTGATCTCCCTTCGGATGCAGGCATCGACTGGCACCCCCGTCGTCCCGGTTTCGAGCGATGCTCCCCAGCCATCCGAGAGCAGATTCAAACTACCCGGCTTCGCGAGTCCTTGCCCGTCGCAATACATGGGATTCAACGTGGATAGCTCATGCGAATTGGCGGTAGGGACGGTGGCTGGCAGTCCAGTCAACGGACTATAGGGATAGATGAGAACATTCTCCGAGGGGCTGGAACGCAACGCGATGCAATACGTCGTCTTCCCCCAAGCCGGCACAACCGATACCGGCACCGAGGTGCTGCCAACAGTAGTCGAGCAGCATCGGGTCGGATTATCAACGGTAGGCGTCGAGAATGAACATGGAATGCTGGTAGGCGTGGCAGTTGCTGTTGCCGTCGCGGTCGCTGTAGCAGTGGCAGTTTGCGCAGCCGACACTCCGGCGAAGACCAATAGCAAAGCCGCCGTCAGCACGGCGCATCCGATAAGTCGCTTCATAGTAGTTTTCATTCTGGATACCACATCTGAGTATTTTGCGAGTACACGATTCTCACCGCCTGTCCCGGAGTAAACGGCCCGCGCGCCAATGCAATGTTTCCACCAGCCGCGAAACTCGGCGCTCCCTGCATCAGCAGCCAGACCGGGCCGCTGAATCCTTTTGGTGTGTTGATAGTCTTGATGGCGGCGTTGCCGCTCACATGATGAATCGCGTTGGTTGGAGAGATCGTCGCCGCCGACGCAAGCACGGCGCCTTCCCCCTGCACCTGAGTATTGAGTTGCGTGCGGACCTGACTCAGCCAATTCGCCAGATTCACCGTCGTCCGCTTCGCCCACGTCGCGTGTTCGTTCAATTTACTGACGACCTCGTGATAGGCCGGTGAGCGCGCAGGCGACAAGGCGCCTGGAGAATCGGGAAGCTGAAACTGTTGGATAGGCGAGTTCATTGGCGCCCCGCGAAGGCCATTTCTACGTCCATATCGGTAATCGTCATTCTCGGCAGCAAAGTAATCTGCAACCTCTGGAGCCGATTTGCCGTCACCAAGTCGAAAAACCCCGACACCGAAAACACCGATTTCGGCCCTTGTTGAAGTCCTGCCGCTTGACCGAGCACATACTGGCTCCAGACCTGCAACGTCGAAAGGCCGCTCATCGGCATGGTTGACGGCATATTGAGAAAGCCCGGGCAGACGCGCGTGATCTTATAGAGGTTTACCTTGTCCCCTAGATCGCCGCTCGTGATGTAACTGATCGGGCGCCCCGGTATCGGCGCTTCTCCCGTCGGCTCAAGCAGGAGTTGAAGGATATGATTTGAGTCAACGTAGGCAAGCCCCATCTGTCCGACCAAGGGAGATGGGCCGTCCAGCGGCTCGTATCCCTCAAGCGGCAAGTCGGCCTTTACCGACGATGGCGCCCACAACCCGGTGACAGTCGAAAGCGAGATGGCCGAATCCAGCGAGCCGCGCGGATTGGCGTTGATGCTCGGGTAGAACCAGACGAGCTGGTTCCGGCTTGGATTGGCCGCCCCCCGAATGTTTGCAGCATAGAGGCGGTCGAGATTCGTGTGGAAAAACCAGGTGCGCAGATTATTCGGAATCGGCTGCACCGACCATCCATCGAAAGTATAGAAGTCATCGGGGCCGACGAAGTAGTGAACGTCGCGGTAGGGAATGACGCTGTGCGCGCTGGGCGTCCCGACGACTTCCGAGTAGTTGTTGATCTGCCAGAAATTCGGCGGCCCGGTGAACAGCCCGTAATGGACGGCGGTTTGCTTATACATCGCGATGCCGCCGCGAAGCCCCTTTGCCGCCGTGATGCTGCCCGGAGTCGCGGTAATCACATCGCCGACTACTTCGTTCTCGATGCCCGGTGTCCACAGCGTATCGTTGGCGGAAAAGAGCCATGCGTTGCCGGTAATGAGAAACACGCCGTAGTCGGTCGCCGCGACAATCGAAGACACCGGCGGATTGCCCGCCAAAGGTGCGAATGCGATGGAACTGCCCTGCGTAAACACCTGCGGCGGATCCGTTCCGTTTACCGCAATGATGTCGTTGCCGTAGGTATCGAAGACCCACGAATTATTGAGGTTGTTGTAAGTGGGAGAAACCAGCGCCAATGGCCCGAGCATAGTCCATTGGTAAATCTGGTTGGCGTTAGCGATGAACACGAGCACCCCGGCAGTGCCGAAATTCGCCATGAAACCGCCGAGCGCAGGACCGTTAGGCAGCACGGGCGAGCTCGGCGTGGGCACTTCGAGGCCGCGCCATCCGGCGGGGCTTCTCCAGACCCAGTTGGCATCGAGAATGATTCCCTTCTTGGTCGGGTCGCTATCGGGCTCAAAATCTTGAAGCGGTATTTTCATCGATGCAAATACCACCCGTGCGGTTCTACGACATGAGGGCCGCCAAGCCTGAGACTGACCTTGAGCAGCCGCTTGTACTCGCGGTCCTCGCGCTTGCGATGCGACTGCGCGTCCTGCACCATCTCGCCACCCAGATAATTCTCCATAATCTCCGCAGTCGTTCCCGCGATGATCAGCAACGCCGCGTCCTCGGTCCAGAAGTTGTCGTCGGTATCGGCGAACGGAACCGGCGGAGCGCCGTTACCAGTGATCTCCACGGTGAACGGAGCGCCAGGTGCGGGATACAGCCGAAATTGGTTGTTGAACGGCGCCCATCTTGACGGGATAGTCGTTACCGGCGGCTGCAAGTCGTCAATAAGGAGTAAGTCCCGATAGCTCATTTTCCTCATAGTGATCCAGACGCCGCTTGCGAGTTGCACGATTGCGCCGTTGGCAAGCACCGTTTGAATCGGCATGTTGAGCGGAAAGAGCGAACCGCCACCGCCCTGCTGAATCGAAATGCCGGTGAAACTCGTCGCCGTGATGCCCGCATAGGTAACGATCAACCCTTGGCAAAACAGCGTGCCTGATTGCGGAAATCCAGTAGTTGAAACGACAGGCAGGGAGTTAGAAGCCGGAACCGATGTATCCGCAGTCAGCGTGGTAGCAGACGCAACCTGAGTCACGATTGCGCCTGACCCGAAAGTCCCGACGCCGCCCGCCGCACCCGTGAATGTGTTGCCGCTGATGCCGGTGTAGTTGACTATCTGGTTCCCGCCGATTACCAGAGTGCCGACCGAAAGAAACCCGCTCGCATTGACGACTGGAATCGCCGCGCTTGGTAACGTAACCGGAGCACTCAGAATGGTCTGCGGTGCTCCGAATAGTCCGGAGCCGGAGACCGACGCGCCGGCCGCGTTGACCGACGACAGCAGAATCCGAACGCGATTTACTTGCCGGATGTTCTGCGGAAAATTGTAGAGAAACTGCCCCGGATTGGTCGTGATCGAAGTGTCTTGAACGTCAGACGGATAGAAAATCGAGTCGAGGTAGGACTGACAGACCTGACCTGAATAGTCGACTATTACTTGATCGAGGTCGGTACGATTATACAACCTCTGAGCAATTTGCTGGCGCAGAGCGGCGTAGTTCACTCACGTTTCCCTATCCCTCGGCTACTCGATGAACTTCATTTCTTTGGGCTGACTCGGTTTCGCCGGATGCTTCTGAGTCCCGCCCGGTTTCTGCGCGATGAACTCCGTGTCGCCACTGTTCAACTTCGTATTGCCCGAATCGAACTTGGTGTTGCCCCGGTCGAACTGAGTATTGCCCGCGTTTAGTTTGACGGTCTTCTTGCCCTTTTTCATTGGCCTACGGATTCAGATTGGTCGGTGAAACGTAAGTGACCCAGCCGGTTCCTGCCGCCGATGTGCCACCAGTTACGCAGAGGTCGTTACCAGGCGGGATTTTGAAGAGTTCTGAACCGTCTGAATGCTGAGTGACCGTATCAGCCGCAGCGAGCGCACCAGTCAGATTCACTCCGCCAGTGCCGCAGGTCGTGCCAGTGCCATACGACAATAGCGACGTTCCGCCCGTACTTAACAAGTGCCAACCACAGACGTAAATCACGCCAGCGGTGCTGGAATGATTGGAGATCGCCACTGTCGCAGCCGCCGACGGCACGATGATCGGCTTCGTCGTCGAGACATAGGAACCGGCGCACGGCGGCGCAAATGCGTATGCGGCTCCCGCGTACAGCGCCATGAATGCGAGAACGTAAAAGAGTGGAAAAATTCGTCGTTTCATTGGTTTCCTCTCGGTAAGAACTTTGTCGCGATCCCTATGAACCTGCTGTCGTCAATCTTTCGGACTTTCGGCGTCGTGAACGGTTTGACCTTCATTTTCTCGCGACGGCTCGGTATTCGGTACTTGGTCTTGAGGCTGTCCACATGGTTACCAACTATTCTTGAATCCACCCACGGTTAAGCGATCCGCGCCGCGCTTCTTCATATCCTTCACGAGCCCTTCGTCTCGCTTTGCCAAAGCATCGGCCCCTATCTTCATATCTTTCGCGTCAGCCTGCTTACTCTGCGCAAACCCTTTTCGCATACCACGAGCTGCGGCCCCCTGTTTGGAGTACTCCTTTTTCGTCGAGTACACCTCACCACCGAGCACACTGCCCGACCTCTCATCCGCTGGAACTGCACTGCCCTTCTTGGCTGCACGCTGATACGATTTCTCGATACCGCGAGTTGTCGGGCCGCCCGAATAATCATCGCCAGCCATCACTCGTACCTCTTGCTCTTGGGCTGGAACCGCATCGAGTCCGTCTTAAGACTCATCTTGTCCTTGCCCTTCTTTTTGCCCTTCTTCTCCGGCAGACCCTTCTCTTTGGTTTTGGCGAAATCGCGCAGCGCGCTCGGCTTCATCTTCGCCATCTCAGCGGACGGCGTACCGGGCTTCGCCTTCATCTCGCCCTTCTGGATGGCTCGTGCCATACCAGCCGTCTTACGCTGCTTGCGGCTGACGCTCGGCATTGCGCTACTTCTTGACGCCGCCGTTGATCATGCCCTTGTCTTTGCCGGTCTTGATCGGGCCTTCGTCGTTCGACGCGCCGTCGCCGCGGCTGCTCTTGCGGCTGCCCTTGTACGTGACCATCGTGCGCTCCTCGCCCATCAGGTCGTCGTCGTAGGGGGTGCCGACCACCGGTCCGACGCCCTTGCCGAAATCGTGCATCTCGCCGCCGAGCAGCATTTCCATGCTGTGCGGCGCGAACGTCACGCGATCAGCGTGCGCCTGGTCCTGCTCCGCATTGGACGCGGGATCGAGTTCGTCTTCACTCAGAAAGGATGAGCCTTTACTTTTCGCCATGTTCTTCTCCGTCATTAGTGCCCTGTCCGGCGAGCACCTGTGCTTCGGTTAATCGGAACGTCCTCTGCTTCGCCTCTTTGCGTGCGCGAGCCTCGGTTCCTGCCGCGCGCTCGTCCGCACTCAACTTGGTCGGTATCCGCGAATCCGCCATCTCGCAGTCGATAGGGAACGAGACGCCGCCGCCCGGTACGCCCTCGTCTGACGGCCACGGCCCATGCGGAAAGGCCATCCGGTCAGGGAAGCTACCGGTGACTTGCACCACCGGTAGCACCTGTTTTAGTTTCAGCGGATTCGTCATCGCGTCCTCGTCAGACCAGAGGATACGGCCCACAGGCATGGAATCGGACCCAGCCCTTGAGCACTCCGGTTGTCGTTCCGGTGGTCGGCGCCGTGGTGATTTTGAGAATCAGGTTGAGTGGCGCATTTCCGACGTAGCCGCCCGCACCGACTGGCGCTCCGCCTCCGGTATCTGTGACGTACACTTGTTTCGGCGGCGCACCCTGATAGACGGCCGGAATCGAACCACCAACGGCGGAACTGGCCCAAGTCGCGGTAGTGAATTGACCGAGCGGCGTCAGATAACTAGCTGCTCCGCGCCCGGCAACCGCGCCCGTCTGATAAATCGCCGCGTTGGTAGTTCCCGCCGATGCTCCGCCATCGTCGCCGAGCGATTCCACGACCGCCGAGCCGGTGTCGAGTTCGGGAACGTAGATGAAGTATTCCTCCAACTCGATCAACTGCCCCTGCGAAAGCGGGCACAGCTTGATAATGTCGTTGACGCTGAACCCGACGTTTGTTACGAGCAACGGCTGATTGGCGATGGTGAAGCGGAAGGACCGGGTGATCGATACCGAAGGCGATACCCACGCCGGCCCCGGCTGGGCAAAATCATCGGCATAATATGTGTTGTTTACTGCCATTTTAGTTCACCCGCCTTAGCCGACGTAAGTTGAATAGGTTATGACGCCGTAATCGCTCTGGCCGAACTGCGTCTTCTTGGTGCCGGTGATCATGCCGGAGATGATGCGCAACTGATTCGCGCCGTCCAGCGGTTCCTCCACCCAAGTCAGCTTGAGCGGCTGGCCTAGCGGACCCTCGACCGCGCCGGTCGCGAACGCTCCCGCCTGCGCTCCGACGAAGATGGCGCGTCCGATGTTCTTGGTCGCGTAAGCCGCGCCATAGAGCGATGACGGATTCGCGATGGTCTGCCCGAGCACGGACAGCGTGTTGGTGTTCACTCCGTCCCCCCACGGCAGGTACGCATCGCGATGGAGAACGATGTTGTCGATGATTCCCAAGGCTCCGGTGAATATCGGATTGCCGGTGACTTGGCCGCCCTGGGCCGCCAGTCCCATGATCGCGCCCCACTCGCCTTCGGAGTAGTTCGTCTTGAGCGACTTGACCTGAAGCGGAGTCAGGAATATCACGCCGGTAATTTCGAGGCTGCCGATGACGATCGGCTTGATCGGGTTGATGAGCGCGCCGGTTGCCTGCGCTTCGATAGTCGGAATCGCCTCGGCTGCGAACGCATACTTCGGGTCGGTGCCGACTGTGGATTCCGTGGTCGCGCCCTGCGGAAACAGCCAGTGGCCGTCCGTAGTCGGCGCCAACGGGTTGTTCATGCCGGTGTAGTTGTACGCACCTTCTCCGGTCGTGATGCCGAGGTACGGCACGTTCAGCGCGTAGGTGTTGCCGGCCAACTGGTTCATCAAGCCCCAGTTGAACATCTGCGCCCACCAGTTCGCGAGTCCGTTCTTGGCCTTGACGCGCAGGCTGTACGGCACGCGCTGCTGCGACATGCGCCCGCCGATCAGAATCGCCTGCCGGAGCTGGTCGATGAAGATTACGTCCTGATCCCAATCGAACGGAACCTCGTTGCCCGCGATCACATTGTCGCCAGCAACGCCGGGTCCGAACGGGTTGTAGATCAGATCGTACTTGATCTCACCGCCGGGGCCTTGCGCGGTTTCCTGAAAGTATTGAACGAAGTTGGAAGGATCGTCTGCCGAGAGGCCGACCGACATCAGCTTCGATGCGGTCGTTTTCCAGATTGCCTGTCGGAGAGTCCTGCTAGAATAAACGACTACCGCAGTCGGGTCGTTTGCGGGAACGCTCGTTTCTGCCATTTGCGTGAGCCTTCAAGTTTTGCACCTAAAGTTTCCCCGTCCTTTATGTCGCCGGACGGTTTGCGCACGCGCTGGCTTGGTTATAGAAGAGACCCGCCAACTATGGGTCGAAGCCTTGGTAACGCAGGGCCGCTGCGGATGCTTCTCAGATCAGACCCGAAACATCAAAGGTCACTAAAATCATCCATGCGCGTTTTTCGCGCGATTGTCAATAGTCCCCTCGACGCACTCCACGATAATCTTCGCCGCCCGCATACCGTCTGCGCCTTCGGTGGAATCGACGAGTTCGCTTCGTATCTCCGTTCGTCGCGATGCCGTGAGTTCGCTCGTCCCTATCGCGGAGCCGATATGATCTGGCGTACAAGCAATCGGTATCGAATGGTTAATCGGTACTAGCAGATTCGCTATCTCGCTAAAACTCGACAGCCCGATCAGTCTCTTCCTAAGGAACACCGCCTCGCTAAACGCTCCGCTCGCCAAGTCTGCGAGCACAATACTTGCCGCTGCGAATGACGGCTCCGGCTGCTCATCGAAGTCCACGATGCGGCATGGGCCGTCCGCTAGCCGCGCCATGCGCTCGCGCTCCCACGTCACCGTGCCGTGATGCGGCTTCACCCAAATATCGTACTTGTCGGAGAGGGCAAAGATGGCGTCGGCAAAGCGGGCGATGGATGAGGCCGCACCCCAAGTCGGCAGCCAAAGCAGAACGGGCGGTTTCTTTATGCCCACGCCATAGTCCGGCTGAATGTACTTCGGACAGTCGGGCCAGTGCATTATCCACTTCGGATTGCAGGTGCAATCTTTCTTTCCATTCCACCAATCATCGAATCTCGGATAGCCGATCACCTTCACCCGTTCGGGCGGCAGGCTCGGCGATGGCAGCGCGTGGTACTGGAACTGCACTCGTTGGTTGAAGGGGCCGTGTACCAAGTGAAAATCGAACGGCTTACCGGGCGACGATGAATTGGTCGGCGGAATCAGCCCGACTCCATACGTCATCCGAATCTTGAGCTTGCGGTAGTGATCGACGAATCCCTCCGGCTGGATCGTGAGCACCGCGTCCGCGTAGATGTCGGAATATTTCTCGAATGGCAGATCGAGCCGCTTGAGCAGCAATTCAGTGCGGTCGGCATCGTCCCATCCGCGCGCCTTCGCTTTGGGATGCTGCTGCGGAGAGATAAATACCGCGTCCACTTCGAGCGACCTTAACGCCCGCACGACCGGCGCAAAATGGGATACTTCCATCGCCGTTGTGAGATAAACTTCAACGCGCATCGCGCAACCTCAATGGGTCAATATTCAACTCCACGCCGCTGCGCATCTTCCACCAGCACGCGGAACAACTCTTCGTCGAGCGGAATCTTCTTCCAGTGCTTGACCGCTACGCCCTTGTGGCCCCACGTCTGGATGCCGATTTTTTTCGCGCGCAGACAAAAGCAAATGTCCTCGCCATGATGCTTGAAGGTGCCGTCGGGGATGCGATAGCGGTCGCGGCCGAACCACGTCCAGTAATCAGCCGCCCACTCCGGCACCCCCCACATCTTCTCGAATACGTCGCGGCGAATCAGGCAGAAGCCCATGCCAGCGGCGGCGAGCGGCACGACAACTTCAGCAGGATCGAAGTTGCCGAACGCGCAGACGGGGCCATCAGCTTTGAGCGGATCGGTGAACCAGACCGGCCGCAGCTTGCCGTCGATGATGAACGAGTAGTAGATGCCGCTCATGATCGCGCGGTCATTCGTTACTGCTTCGTCGAGCAGGACGTATGGATGATGCGGCTCGAACTCGATGTCGGTATCGAGAAAGAGCAAGTAGTCAGCGGGCGTGTCGAGAAAGTCGTGGACCATCGCGTTGCGGTTGTCGTCAACGAAGTTGCCCCTCTCGAATCCTTGAGCGATCGCCACGCGGCGGCTGCGCTCGTCGAATGCCTTGAAGTTGTCGATGCTCTGCTTGAACGCAGCGTCCAGCATGTCGCCGTGGACGTAGCCCAGAACGATTGTCGGCTGACTCACGCAACCTTCTCAGCAGATTTTTCCACGTCGGCGGCAATCGTCCATCCGAGTTTGCGGCGCACTTCGTCCATCTTCTCGGGCGTGACAAGTTGCCAGCCCGCACCGAGAAGCTGCACAATCGCCGTGCTCACTGTGGCTCCGTTGATGGGACTCGGCCGCGCAAAAGTGCCGTAAGCCAGCGCTTCTACTTTGTCAGCATCGACGTACACTTTGTCCTTGCCAACCAACGAAGTGAAACCAACTATTCTTTTGCTCATGCTAGTTTCTCATCCCATTTCGGGTCCATGCGGTCCCATGCCGCCGACAGTTGATCGGTGAACAGACCATCACGGACAATCTGTTCGTATTCCGCCTTCGTTTTCGGCGGCGCTGCCCCTTGTCTCGGCGCGGGCGCTCCGCCGCTCTGCATGTTCCCCAGACTTGGGCCGGCCGCATTCAACCGACGCGCCCGTTCGATGGGCGACATGGGGGGCGCGGCTGGCGCGGGCGCTGGAGCGGGTGCCGCTTTCGTGAATCCGCGGGCAACCGCGCGTCTCCAGACAACTTCGGGAAGCGGCTGTCTTGCGGCTGCGGCACCATTGCGGATGTTGTTGTACTGCTCGGTGACGTACAGATCGACGGCGATTCGGCGGGCGGCTTCCTCGTCGGAGATGTTGAACTGGTCGGCAACCTGATCGACGGCGGCACGCACTTGCGGATTTGTCTCTGCACCCTTGAGAATCATCGAGCCGCGCCATTTGTCAGCACCGCTGTCCTCGTACTCGTCGCGGGCGCTCTTGATGAGAAACACCGCGGCTTCGTCGTAAGCGGGTTCCTTGGCGCGAAATGTCGCTTCTTGCGATTGCAGTTCGACGCGCTGGCGTTCCTGCTCCTGCTGAACTCGGAATTGCTCTTGCTGCTGAGCAAGGCGATCGATTTCAGGCTGGATGATCGCTCGCGCTCGCGCGTCAATACCCAACGGATCGTCAGCGTCGGCGGGCGGCTGCTCGCTTGGGACCAGTGGAGTTTCGGGCGTTGGAAGCGCCGGCGCTCGACTCTTGAGAGCGTCCATCTCCTTGCGCAGTTTCTTGAGTTCACGCCACGGAAACCCGCCTGGCGGTTCGGCCACTGGCGCAACTGGAGGCTGTGGAGCCGCTGGGGGTGCGGCTGCCGCAGCAGGCGGGGCAGTAGCGGGCGCTGGCTCAGGTGGCGCAGCGGCGGGCGGCGGTTCTGGTGACGGCGGTGTGGCAACAGGAGCGGGCGCAGGTGGCGGTTCCGCAACAGGTGTTTCCGGCGGCGCAGGCGGCTCGACTACGGGTTCCTTCTCGGGTGGCGCGGGCGGCGGCGCTATTTCGGGACTCTCCAGACCCAACGCTTCCCGCGTTTCTTTCGGCACGCCCGCGAGCACCTGCGTCTCCTGCTCCAGCAGCATCGTTTCGAGCGGATTGTCGATTGTTTTGGTTCGTAGCCGTCCTGCGTTTGCCATGTTAAAGACCCCTGCCAATTTTGACCGCTGGTATTACCAAGTTTTGCGCTTTCTTTGGCTCGCGATGAATCATAATTTCCATCGGTGATCCAACAGCAAGATTCTGCAAAACTTGTCCGACATTTGGATTGTTCACTACCAATTCCACATGGTCATCGGAAAGTGTCGGAAGAGAAGAGCGCGCAAACTCCGCCATTAGCACTTGTTCGGCGGAATTTTCCGCCGTGAGTTCGATACAATTCAATCGTTTAAATTCTGCCTTCATAAACTCGCTCCGTCTTTGAAAATTTCTGCGGGCTTCGGAATGCGCCCGCCAAACTTGACCCCTTGTTTCTCAGCCTTTTTGATTGAATCCAGCAGACTCGCAAATCCCGCGAGGTTGGCCGACACCGGCAAGTCCTTGACCGTATCGAGATTCGCCTGAAGATGCTTGATCGCTTCCTCGACCGAATCGCCGACGCCGAGCACGACACCGATTTCGTCGGTGTCTTTCGCGGTGAAGTGATAGATGCCGTTCATTTTGCAGTAGTGATAGAACTTGAACCAGCGGGAATCTTCCGGCAGGTGCAGCGTCTTCCATTCGTCGGTAACGGTCGGGTCGCGCGGTTTCAGGTCGTAGTGAAGGGTGGCTTCTGCGGCGAAGTGCCACTGGAACTCCGGCTCGATCAAAAACCCGTTCGCGCCCTGCCAGATCACATCGGCAAAGTTGGTCAGAGTCTCAAGTTGATGCTCTCCCGTCTGCCCCGGCATACGCGGAGTAGGGTCGATGAAATAGGGTAGTCCATCTTTCCCTTTGCGAATCTCCGTCGCCCACCAGTCGCGGTATCCGTAGTTTTCGAGAATCGGCGCCATCGCTTCGTTGACGATGATGATTTCTTCGGGGAGGTCTTCAGCCGCAAGCAATGAGCCGAGATATAGTTCGTTCTTTTTTTCGTAGCCCTGAAACGACGCTGACGGGTATCGACCGTCGATGCACCAGCCGTCGTAGCCGATTTCACCAACTGTTTCGAGGTCGTCCTGCACGACAAAGACCACATGCTCTTTCGCGCCGCCGAAGATCACCGCGAGCTCGTCTAGCTTACGAATACTGTGGTTGTAGTCGAACGATCTGAATGTTTCCATGTTCCCGCGAAAGCGGTTAATCTTCACCCACTGGTTTTTGTGCTCTTTCAGGTATGCGGCGAGCTTGGTCACGCCGACCAGCGTTTCGGAGTGAATCGTCGGCAGGCCGTGCTCGCGCAATATGTCGAGAAAGAAGTCGCGGTACAACTCAAGGTCAGTTGCGCCCATATGCCCCCACACCGCCTTGCCGAGACTGCGGAGATGGCGCTGGAGGGAACTAAAACCGATGTCGGGGAATACGAACAGATCGATCTCATTGATGCGGTCGAACAGATCGTCAAGGCGCTCTACGTTGTCGAGTCCGTGCCCCTGCACGCACGCGCGAATGTCCTGGTATTCAGTTTCATAAGGGGAATGGTAAAAAACTTTCGCGCATGTCTCGCCGAGCTTTTCTGCTATCGAGATGAACGTGCCCTGGTCGATCACGCACGCGATGACATCTTCAACGGGTTTCATTTCCGATTTCCCGCCACTCCGCCATCGAGCGCGATGAACGCCGCGTCGTATTCCTTCGGGTCCACGCCAAGCAGTCTCGCCAGTCCGTACTCCACCACTTCCGCAGCGTGATGGGCGCTTTTGTAGGGAGCGTGCTTGTCAGCACCAGGATCGTCCGTAATTTCGCAGCCGCACGCGGCATGAATCTGACCTTCCATACGGCGCGCTTCGTAATCGAAATCGAAGTCGTCGCATTCCACCTGCGCTTTCTGGTCGCTGCCGAGTTGATGGCTCAAGACAAACGCCTCCACCAATTCGTGGATTGCGGCGAGGAACAGGTAGCGACGATCCTTGATGCTCGCGAGCTTTGATTCATTTGAGACGTAGATCGTTATTGAGCCGTCAGGATGGAATGTCCAATCCGCCCATGATGAATACCTTTCCTGTTCGTGGGGAATTAGTTTTACTTCGATTAAGTTTCCTGAGTTCACGATGAATCTCCACATTCGACCATCCGCTTCACGGCACACCAACGTCCTTCACTTTGCGTTCGAGGTCCAGAATCGTCTCCGCCTGCTTCTTGATGATGTCGCGCAGGTGGCGGATGTCGCGGAGTCCTTCATCGTGCCCAATCTCGGCGCGGCGCACGGCTGCATTGGCGCGATCCACGTCGGAGACTTCCATTACGCAATCCCGCGATTCTGCGGTTGCGGAGGCCCGCCGTTCCCGCCCGGCATCTGCGGCTGCGGCGTGAGGGACTCCAAAAGCATCCGCACCGCTTCCAGCCCCGTCTTCTTGGTGAGGCTTTCTGCCTGTGCGAGTTTCTGCACCGATTGCGCACGGCGATAGAGAATCTCCGATGCGCGTTCGTCGGGCGTCTTCTGAGGCCCGCGTTGCCCCGGTATCGGCAAGCCCTGCGCCCGCATCTCCTGCTCCTTCTTCGTCTTCTGCTCGATGCTCTGCTTGATCGCCTCGATCCACTTGCGCGGGAACGGGAGCGCGTTAAGCATGTCGGGCGTAAATATATTCATGCGGAGCATCGTCTGTCCGAGCGGGCCGAGCAGATACTCCATGTACATCATCTTCACGTCGGGGTTGGTCTCTGCTTCGTCGAGTTGCACGAGGTATTCCAACGTGAACGGGTCGCGTACCAACTGCATGACCTGCTGGTCGTAAGGGTCTTCGCCGACCATCATCATGCGGTCGTCGGTGATAAATTCCGCGTGGTCGAAAATGATGTGCGCTTCGTTGATGCGGAAGTCGCGCAGCGCGTCGAACTCGGCCGCAAGCAAAACGATGCCCGCTCTCTGGCGGCGCTTGATCGTCACGCCAGCCGTAGTCGATGCGCCAAGGCCGAGCGATTCCGCGGAGATGCCCGTCACCACGTCCATCTCAGAATCGACGTGGCTCATAATTGCGAGTGCGGCTTCCGGCACTTTCTCGTTGGACTTTTCCTTGATAGCGCCGTTTTTCAGCGCCCCGTCCGTGACGATGCTGATGCTTCCGGGCACCGCGGCGTCCTTCTTGAACTGATCAACGTCGCCCTTATCGCCGATGGCGCTCAATTCCGCGATGTAGCCGCCCTTGGTCGCGTGCGCCAGCGCTTCGAGCGCCTGATTCCATGCCTTGTTTTTGTAGCGTTGTGGATCGATCAGCAGCGACATGAATCCGTACCAGGTCCGCAGATGCTCGGCGAAGTGACAACACAGAGCGTTGATCGTGAAGCGCGGGCCGGGAAGCGGTGTCGGCTCCCCGAGAATGAAGCGGCGGTCCAGAACGAACGCCTTGCGATACGAACGGGAGATTTCGCGTTCGTGATCCAGAATCGGAATGTTGATCAGTTGCAGGCGGCGCTCGTACTTCTTGAAGTCGGCTTCGTCTTTCGTCTCAACCTTCTGGGTGAGCGGGTCCATGTAGATGATTTTCGGCGCGTTCTGCCACCACTGGAACTCCATCAGTTTGACTTGTCCGGCTTTCGGCGCTTCGGTTTCCAGAGAACTCAGAGGATACGATTGGACGTAGGGAATCTTATAGGGAACGCGCGGAGGCTCCGGCCACTGCCAGAGTTGGTTCTGACTTGGACCGCCGCCGCCGTCTTCCTTGTTGCGAGCGCACTGGTCGATGAGAAAGTAGGAGTGCGCATCATCGAACCAGCTTTTTGCTTCTTCGGCCTCCACCCACGATTCGCGGCCGAGCCAGCGTGCGCCCTCCAGGTTCATGCGATCGCAGTTATCAGGGAATAGAGCCTCGAATGGGGAGAAACGCCTTACGGAAATGAGTCCGCGCGGATCGCGGGAGCGGTCAATGCAGGATTGCGTGAACGCCATCCCGCATGTCAGGAAGTCTTCATATGCGCGCGAGCGCTCGCTGTCGCCCTTGGTCTGCCGATTGGCCCAGTTGTAGAACTTCGTCAGGTAATCGCTGGCGGCGGCGGCGGGTGTCGAGTCGAGATTGATGGCCTGTACCATCAGGCCGGCGGGAGAGTCGCGTTCCACACCGGAGATGTAGCGGATATATTTTTGCGCCGTGTTGAACGCGGTAGTCGGGCGGTTCTCGGATTTCAGGATGGCTTCGTCTTCGTCGGAGAGCTGGCTCCCCGCGAGAAACCGGAAGCCCGGCATCGCGGTGTTCTTGCGCCAATCCTTGATTTTCGGCTCCGCGCGTCCGACTTGCTGGAGTATCCAGCGCAGCAACGGGTCGGGAACGTAGTCGCCGCTGGCTTGAGGACCGGGCTGTATGCCGTCAGCGCCGGAACCTACTTGATTCGGACCCTGCGTGAGATCAGTTTCCGACATTTTGCATCGCCCTCCGCACCCTCTCTGGCGGCTTGCCTGCGCCTTTTAGCGCCTTCTCGACGAACGCCTTTGTCTCGGTGTAGTGCATACGCTTGAGCGCGTTGCCCGGCACTATGGTCGTCACGCCATGCGGGATGCTCCCCGGCATCGCGCCGTCGCACTTGCACCAACCCTGTCCCGCAACGTAGGTGCGGCAGGATTCCTCGGCGTGACCCGAGTGATAGCAGGCGGGACAGTGCATTACCAAAGCTCCCAACTTCGAGGTCGCGCACTCGTTTTCTTGTAAATGTTCATATAGTCAGGCTCTCGCGGTGTGTCGTCTCTCGGATATGTAATCCCCAACTCGTCGCAGTGCAACCACGCAAAAGAATCCAGCGCGTCGTCGTTGGGTATCGAGTCCTCGCCCGCCCATTCGACGTACTCCTGTTCGATCAGGTATTGAACGGGATCAAACGGCTCTCCGTCTTCCTTGCCGAGCATTGCGGCGCGGTTGGGTGACTGTTCATCGGGCAACCAGAGCATCCCCTCGCGGAAGTCGGGAATCAGCGAGTCGATGCGGTCGCCCTTCGAGTGACGGAACGCGCGCCCCTTGCGCCCAACTGGAATCGCGCGAGCGTTGAAGCCGAGATCTTTCATGCGCTTATTCAAGTACCAACTGTCGTTGACCAGCCCGTATTCCTCGTACACAGCGCGCACCGGCTTCCACTTGCGGTACAGGCGCAGCCAATGGTCAGCGCGCTCGTCGGGATCGAATCTGCCGAGCGCCCAATCGACCAGCATCAGCTTTTTGCCCGGAGCGGCGGCGAACACCGGAATCGAAGTCCGGTTGCTCGACTTGTCCTTACCGCCTTTGGCCGGGTCGCAGATCATGTAGGTTTTGAACTTGCCGGGGCGAATCGCTTCTCGGTAGAAATTCAGCCAAGAGCGCTCGAACTTCTTGCCGCTCGCGCTCTGAGGGTCTTGCTGATAGAGCGCAGGCCAGAACCGCTTGTTCTTTTTCGCGTTCTGATACCACTTCTCCGACCAACGCTCCGGCCACAAATATTCACCCGGTACTCGTCCAACCGGATCGTTGTCGCGCGCCTCCGCGGGCAGCGTGATGACGGTCCACTTGCCGCCGTCCTCGGCCAATCCCTCTTCGTCGATCACGCGCTCGAAAAAGTCGCCACGGCACCAGCGGGTGGTCGCCATGATGGTCGATGCGTTTTCGAGTCGGGTCTTGACCGTTGAAAGGTACACGTCCATCAACGTCTGCTCATGCGCCTGCGAACGCGCCTCTTCGATATTTTTGATTGGGTCGTCGATGACAAAAATTCCCCCTATACCGAGCCCGGAAATTTGGCCGTCGAAACCCGCCGAAGCGAAAAAAGCGCCATTGGTTATCTCGAAATAATTGCCGCCATGCGCGTACTTGGAAATCTGATTGGCCGGAAACAGGGAGCGGTGCACCATCGTCTGCATGCGATCGAGGATGTTGCGACCGAACCGCTTGGCGAATACGTCGCTGTAGGAGAGCAGCATGTTCGAGCGCTGTGGAAACCGACCGAACGCCCACGGAATCGTGTGCTTGCTCACAAACCAGGTCTTTGTATGCCTCACGGGCAACAGCAGCGCGAGCGCTTCGATTTCGTGGTTGACCGCCGCGGTGACTGCCGGAGCCATCACGTCGCGGATGAACGCCACGTCGAAAATCTTGCCTTCTTCCGTGACCGCGCCAGAGGCGTCGAGTCCGCCGGTCTGCGCGAGAAAGTACTTATGCAGGTCGGCGCGCAGCACCGATTTTAAGTCGGGCGGTTGCAGCGCGGCGGCGAGGTTAGGTTCAGACATTGCCGCGCCACGTCACCGTGCAGAATGGTCCCCGCCATTTGTGCCTGCCCCAATGGTGCAACTTCAAGTCGCAGAAAATATAGGCATGATGCTTCAAATGGGAATTATTGATTTGAGTCCCTTTAAGCTGCAAGATGCACCGTGAAATTCATCTTGTCCCACCGATGCGCGAAACGAGTTTTTGCCATCTCAACCATCTGATCGAACGTGAAGGTTCCCTCCGCGAAGTAATTGCTGTTGCAGGCTCCTCGTTCATCCACGGAACGATCCCAGAAACAGAGCGCAGTCCATCCCTGAATGTGGTGCAACGCGGCTTCCCCTTCTATCTCCGGGCGCGTTTGGCGGCAAAGTCGATCACCAGAATCGGGGCAGCCGGGCTGTAACGCACCATCAACGTAAACCTTCCCGGCCTCGTGACCGAATGGAAAGCGCGGAATACTGTCTGTGCTTTGGTAACTACCGCGCTCATCAAAAAAGTAGTGTCCAGCCTCATCCCAAGGTCCGAAATAGAACATCCTTGGCGTTTCAGGCATGTTAGTTGTCCTCCAAGGGACTCAAATCAATAATTCCCCTTCAAATCTTCTGAATCAAAAATCACCCGAGCGTTGCAAGCATTCGGTGTCGTTGGAATGTGTTGTCCAGGATATTTAGGCCAAGAGTTGTTCATTTGTTCTTCGGATCCGCGAGCCATGCCCGCGCCTGATGGCAGACGCAATCGCAGACCGGCATGCGCCGAATCCCCATCTTGTGCTGATTGACGCAGCCGGTGCACTGGTCGGGGATGATCGTCGCGAGTTGAGTGCGCGCCTTCGCGGCATTCAGCAAGCGCCGGATGAGCGAGTGCTCGACGCTCTCCCCTTCCTGCGGCTTGTTGAGCAGTTGACGCGGCGCGATCTGCGGTTGCGGCTTGCGCGACTTGCCCTTGGGCCAACCCTTGTGTTTTGGAGTCAGGTCGTTCGAGTTAAAAATCTTGTTCGGGTCGGACGCGGGGGTTTCGAGCACCACGCCGTCGCCGAGGTCGAGATTCGGGGCTTCGTCACTCATCGTAAGTTACCTCTTTCGGTTTCGCGGGCGGCAGGAACTGCTCGACGCCGCGCGGTTCTTCGTTGAGTTGTTTGAAGAGTGCGATGGTGGGAGTCAACGATGCGGTTTCGGACTCGCGCATTTCATGCAACGCCTTGAGCGCGAGATACCAATTCTTTTCCTTGATAGCCTGCGCCCTTATCCCATACGCCTGCATGATGTACCAGTGGCGGCGCTGCGACTCGTTGCCATCAGGCGGATAAAGTTGCAACTGAAGAGCGAGTATTCCGGTCAGGGCGCCGTCGTGAATCAGCGGCACCAAATGGGTGTCCCGATGCACACGGATGGTCCTCGCATAGCCGACCGAATGTAACCCGTAGTCTTCCCCGATCTGCCGACAGTCCTCCCCGACTAGGAGTCGGAAGTTAATGTCGGCCATTTCGGGGTGAACGCAGATGGCGCATGGTGTCGGAGGTTGCGGACGCTCGTGAAGCAATTCAGTTGCCTTGTCCGCCAACGCTCGTGCTGCTTCTGGATTCAGCGGCTCGAACGGCAGCTTCTCGTACGCCCGTCGGCGTGCGCGCTTCGCAGTCTCAGGCTGGCTCATCCACCGGCTCCTGCTTCACTTCCTCCACCCAGTCCCCAATCAAAACCTCCACCCCCTCCACCATCCCGAAGCTCACGACCTGATACCGCCGCTCCCACAACAGCCGTCGCGCCTCCCGCTCGTCCCGCACCCCCACAATCATCACCTTCCTCAAATGCGGCTTGCGCTTGTTGTCCTCGATGCGCGCGGTGTAGATGGGCATGAAACCTAATACCACGAACGCTCAGTCAGTTAAACATGGGGAATTATTGACTTGAGTCCCTTACGCATGGCCGGCACTCCCTACAGGCTTTGATAAATTCCGCCGCGACTTGCGGGACGATCGCGTTGCCGTAGCCGCGCAATCGTCCCACTCGGGCGGGAACCCCATGAGCCAGCGGCTGAACGCCGGGTTCAATGCGCCGCGATTTTCCGTCGAGGCAACGGAGAGACTGACCAGCCGCCCAAGCAGAGAGTTGATCGGCGTGTTCTCCAAGGTGCTCTCGCCGTCCTTGTGATCCCGCCCAGTAGGCGTCGCCCATCCCGCGAACTTCGCCGCACCCTCTAAATCCATGCCGCCCCGATGGCTGGCTGTTTTCCTTGAGTTCGGGCCGCCGCTCGGCGTGTTCGGACTCGGCCAGCCCGTCATTCGCGCCGCATCGGTCAGCGTCATAAAGCGCTGGCCGCCATAGCCCAGCGAGCGGCTTCCACCCGCGTCCTGTCTTGTCGCTGTCGGCCACCCAGTAGAGCCGCTGTCGGATATGGGGCGCGCCGACGCTCGCAGCGCACAAATCGACGGCTGCGCAGGCATATCCCAGAGCTTCCAGATCAGCGCGTATTCCGGCGAACCATTCACGTCCAAGCGGGCTCGCAACCTGCTCGCCAAAGATTCGCTCAGGGAGTGCGCCTTCGATGAGCCTGCGGAACTCAGGCCATAAATTTCGCTCGTCGCGCCATCCGCACGATGGACAGCCAAACTCTTCGATGACTGAATGCTCGCCTGCAAGGAATCCCAGACCCCGATGAGTGCAATTTGGGCATCGTTTCCTTCCCGCCGCGCTGAAGGGCGGGCACGGACAGGAGCCGGTCCAGACGGCGCGCTCGTCGGGCCATCCGGCGAGCCGGAGTGCATAGGACCATCCGCCGATTCCGGCGAAGAAATGACATTGGGTGTATCCAGCAATGTCGCCTGCCTTGACATCGACGATGCTTCGTTCGTCAACATCTCCGTCCGCGATGAGTTTCGCGGCGATGAGGTTTCGGAGCCACTGCGCCGCGTAGGGTTCATTTTCATTGTAGTAAGCAGACATTGTCGCCCAAGGGACTCAAATCAATAATTCCCTTTTGTTACTACCCGATTAGCGCCCTGAATCAGATTCTTGATGATGTGAAGAAAGGCCGCGATTTGCAATTCTCGCTCAAAGTTCATGGCTTTCGCTCCCTGCTCTCGATGTACCGCCGCGGCCGCGGTTCCCATGCCGTCTCGGTGTTTGGAGCTATGTCGGGATTCGCACCCTGTATCTGGCTTGTGTCAGCCTGAGACGGCTCGGCTACCTCACGGCGCACGTCTATCTTCCCTCCCGTTATCCTCGGCAACCGCCGTAACGCCGCCTGCGCCCGCCGCCCGTTCTCCACAGGGTCCATCAGCGGACACTCGTGTGCCGCCCCGCACTTACATCGCCGTATCGGATACCCCATACACTCCCTATACCCTGAGACCCCAGAGACTGTCAAGGGTCTGACCTAAGCCACGGAGTCTGTTAAACACTAGGGTTCTTCGTTGGAGTCCCTTGGCAGCCCTGACGCCTAGGGTACCCCCGGCCCTGAACCTCGGTATCGCGCTGCAACGCGAACAGACTCCATGCGCATCGGCACATCGATCGCGGATGCTCGGCCGCCTGACACTGGACGCAGCGGCCGCGATGCCGACGCCAGGTCTCGAGCAACGCCGCACGCGGGCCGCTGACCGTTGTAAGCTGGCTACGATTGTTAGGCACGAGCAGGGGTTAGCCTTGGATAAATGGCGAAGCGCTCGAAGTGGACATAATCACGAGGCGCGGGAAATACCTGAGCATCTGCGTTGATCGTAGGAGACAGAATACTTCTTATGCGAAACCCATTTGGGTTACCCATTTGGTGTAATACCCCATTTGGGTTACTCGGTCAGCGCCACAGAAAGAAAGGTTAAACAACCCTCACATCGACAATTCCTTCCATCCCACAGAGGAATGACAAATTTACCATGATGATAGCGGCCGTGGTCGGACTGGGAGGCAAATACGCGGAGGTTGCCGAGGGCGTTATTGCACTCGTCTCGATCCTCATGGTGAACGATATAGCCAGTCTGTAAGGGGAAATGCTGATTCACCAGTTGACGCGCCTGTATACCGCCCCAGCGCGAGATAACCAGATTAGGGCTTTCACGAGCGAGATAATAGCAAGGCTTTGAGCAGAATGACCGTTCAGTGATTCGGAAGCGTGCACGAGTCCGGTCTATTGGGTTGCCGCACTGGACACAGACGGCCTGGACGTGCTCGCCGGCATAAGCAGATACACCAGCGCGTTTGAGGCGCTTCCAGACGGCCGTGCCACTCACTCCCAGACGCGCGCCAATTTGCCTGACCGTTAGATGCTCGATGGTGTAAAGAGCAACGACTTGGCTATCATCGATGTCGGGCCGTCTCACGCCGGCACATCTGAGGGCTTGGATTTGCGCGGCTTGGGTTTGGCCTGTTTGACGTGGCCGGCCCAGCGAGTCAGGGCGGCCTTGCGCGCTAGTTTGGTGCGCTCGGGGCCAGGCGGTACTTTAGCCCAGCGTCGCGCAGCCATTTCTTCAGCAGTCATGCACGACATTATCTAACATCTAAGTAGCCTTGTCAAGATGCGTGCGCTTGTATTAGATAGCTCAGGAATGAGATTAGTTTTATTCATGCGCTTGCATTGCATTGGCTATTGACATGCGTGCGCTTGCATCGTATATTGAGCGTATCGGAATCAACCGATCGACAACCAAGAGAGGATAAGGCAATGGGAAAGACGAGCAGCAAACGCATCCTGAAAGTGGTCGTTAAGTGCATGGCCGACGAAGACGCCGATTCATCGTATTTGGAGCAGGAAGGCTTTGAGGATCGGATGCGCCAATATCGTGATGGTCAATTCAACTTCGTCGGCATCGCGGCTGAAGCTGTAATCCTGCTGCATCCAGTCAATGAATCGCGCCACGTCATGCTTGACGCAGCAGCGCCAATCCAGACTATCAATTCAGGCGGATTATGGGGCATTGAGAACGATTCAGACGCGAGCTATCTGAAAGAGATTCAGGACGAGCAGCTTTCTGAGCTCCGCGATCAGCTTCGCGCCATCGGATTCAGCACGCGCGCAATCAGCAAAGCGTTTGAGAACGTCGAACACGTGAGCTGACCAGCCATCGTATATTTTATGGCCGATTAACTCCCGCAACCGTGCAAACTGAGGTGTACAACAATGGGCGAATACGCAAAATACAACGGTCACGAAATCAAGATTGGAACCTGCGAAGAAATGTTTTATCTTCGCTGGGAAGATCGCGGCAAGGTGGAGAAGATTTCAAATAGCTTGGACCCGCGCGATATGCTGGGGCTTTACTTTCGGTTGCCATTCCCCGATGAGGATGCAATCGGGCCGGGCGGATACGAAAATCACGCGCGCGGATTGCGCCTCTACAAGCCGGGCGATCCATCAAAGCCACCAATGGACCGCTGGCCCACAGACTACAGCGATCCCGCTCTAGCCGAGAATCCGGGCATCATTCAGTTAAGGCACGAAGCATCCGGGCTGATGCTCAATGTGCCATGCTTCCACGGTGAGCGCTTGCCGGAAGTCACCAAACCGATGCAAGCGTTCTGGAACGGCAAAGGGCACAGCTACGAATTGAGTAGCGTCAAAACCACCGCCGAGGGCTTGTTTCCGGTAATCAAATGCCGTCATTGCCGGACGGCGTGGCGCTGCGATTGGTCTGAATTGTGGGATTACATTCCCGCTGATATGCAAAAACGCTTCGTCGAGCGCGGCTATACGATAGAGCCGGTAGTATCGACCGAGGCCACCGCATGATTGCAGTCAGCCTCAGACCGGCGCATCGGATGGCCGCAAACTGGTTTGCGGTATGCGCGCCGCAAGCCGATAAACCCGCATCAGGAGCTTAGTTGATGAAAATGCAGCTTTGTATTTCGGCGACCTGCGGCGACCGCAGCTTTTACTTTCTCATAGATTGTGATTGAGAAACACCAACGGAGAGAAGGAGAGGTGAAGCAAATGAAAAAGACAAACATGACAGGCTACACGGTCGTCGGCGACCTGCGGTTGTCGGCGATCGACGTGGGTTTCGACATGCGCCGAACCGGACACCTGGTGAAATTGCCCAAGACTTTCACTTCAGTCGGTCTCGACGACGGAAGAGGCGAGACGTGGCTCATTGAGGGTACGCGAACCGAGATGATCGCGGAGATCCAGGCCAACGGATACCGCGTCGCAGCATGCGATCTCGCATCGAGCGCGAAGGGTGATCGGAGCGGTCGAGGGAATCTATAACGGGATAAAGATCGTCGAGCACCGCGCCCACTAATTCTACGCTTGGTAACTCCGCAACCTCACGACCGTTTCCTTGCTTCCTTCGCCAATCTCATATCCAGACTCAACCAACGCTTCTTGAGTCTCTTGATTTCTGCCTCTACCCACTCCTGCTCATCAAAAAGCGACTTGAATTTCTTAACCGGTTTCGTCACAGTGCCTCCCAAATTGCATCACGCTCTGCGCCAACCGCTTCGCCGCGATCTCGCAGTAGCGCTCCTCGATCTCAATACCGATGGCGCGACGATCGACGCTCTTGGCTGCTACCAAGGTCGAACCGCTCCCCATATATGGATCAAGGATTCGCTCGCCTGTCTTTGTAAATCGCTCAATAAGCCATCGCATCAGCGCGACTGGCTTCTGTGTAGGATGGTAATGTTCGCCATGCTCGGAATCCCGCACCAAGCCCATCCAGCGATTCCGAAAGACGTGCACAGCATCAGCGAGATTCGTCCAGATCAATTCACACTCGCCCATCGGCCAGCCCTTCATATCCTCGAGTCCGTTACCTCGCTTATCCCAAACGATCCAGCCACCAGAATCAGGAAGTCGCGAGGCATACCAATTGGCTCCAAAGAGCGCGAGTCGCTTAAATTCAAGAAGCGGCGTTGGATCAAACGGCTTACAGTCACCCTCAACTTTCCGGCGTTCCTGCACTGCAGATCGCATTACCTGACGATTCCAGAGTGCTCCGCCTGAGAATCGAGCATTATCAACGCAAGTATCTGAACCATAGGGCGGGTCGGTCAGCACGAGGTCGGCCTTGAACATCCACAGAATCTCGCGGCAGTCGCCGTGGTAAATCGTGATGCCGCTTGTAGTGTCTTCGTAATAAGGCTTCATCAGCAACGCTCGTATTTCCCTGTTTTGGTGTTGAATCGAATAATCCGGTCATCGAGCAGTCCTTTGACCAAATCAAGAAATGACCGGTGGGCAGCGTTGTGCTCCAATATGCTCGGGAAGACGTGCAAATTGTCGGGCAGATTATCGTTCGGGATTACGTTGATATGGTGAACAATCTCGCCAGGCAGGAGACTGCGACCGAGTTTCTTTTCTGCTACAATCAGGTGCTCCGGTCGCCAGTAATCGCAAGGCTCGCTCGTCTTGACCCGAACATAGCCATCGTTGTCGATCCAAGTTGAACCAATCGGAAGCCGTTGCCTTTTTGTGCTCCACGCGCGGCGTTGCCCCTCTCCAATGGCCTTCCTGTGCGCCTCGGATTTAGGCTGCGAGTGTCCAGGCTTAAACCATCCGCGATTAGTCAGCATATTTTATCCCCGCCTTCGTCGTAGTAGGGTCTCATCTGCTTAATTTTTCCAGCAGGGTATCGCCCGGCTATCCGCCCGAATTATCAACCCGCTTCGCCTTGTTCATCGCCGCAGCGACTCGCGCCTCTAAGCAGCAATAATGCCCGCTCCTCGGCTTGAAACCCGCGGCCTCGGCGGCGGCGAGGGCTTGGATAGATTTGCTGTAGGATGGCCCATCGTAACGCGAACATTCCTTAAGCGCAGCCACCAGGTCCGATATCAGTTTTTCCAGCGCAGAGATCTCGTCGAGCAGGGCAATGATGCGTTCAGGGTAATCTATAAGTACCCGCTCGCCTTTCCGCGCTTCTTCCGCCACCTGTCGTCGGCGAGTTGGATTTAGGCCAAAGCCAAATCTGCTGCTTGTGTATTTGTCCGCCATAGCGATCCTACTCCTGCGCCCCCGCGTGGGCACTACATCCCGCTGTCGCGCGCAGCGACTCCAACTCGACTATCTCGACTTCGTCGGCGAATTCGCCAAGCAGCTCGGCGAACTCCGCCGCGACTTTGCAGGATACGCCCCCTTGGATGATATTGCTTGCGTAGGTTCCCCCCATCGACATCGACCCCAGCTTGCCAGTCAGGCAGTCAATCGCGGGCCCGCCACCATTCGGCGCCCCCGTTGAGACCCAAAACTCCGCTCCAACGAACTCGCGCCAGGCTTCCTCACAGTCCGCCTTGGCCACGACGATTCGAGCGCGCTGCCAGCGCGGCTGCTCAGTTGGCCGCTCGATTCTCTCACTCATCGCTCCCCCGCCCAGCCGCCGCCGCTTGCGCTTCTTTCAATCGACGCCGCCGTGCCGAGGCGCGCTTGCGAGCGCGATGCGCCGGTTGGAGCGCGCGCTTGCGCTCCTCGCCGTCGAGCCGCGACCACCTGAGCCGCGCCATCTGCGCCGCCGCGTTGCCTGCTTTTTTCAGCGTCCGAGCCATCGGCACGCAATCTATTATTTTTCCTTGGCCGCGTCAATATGCGCACACACACTTTCGCGCCGCTTGACATTGTACGCACATTCCGCTATCGTTCGCGCCATACGAGGAGTTACAGCAATGCCTCCACCAACTCGGCTACGAAACAAGACATGGGAATGCACCTGTAGTACTCATTCGAACTTCCACGGCCGCGCGATGCTTCAGGTGGCGATGGACATTCGCGACACGCTGAACGAAATCGCCGCGACGCTGCGCAACGCGACCCTGCGCAAACGGCACGCGCGAAAGGAGGTGACGCGATGATGGGGATAACCAAAAAGCCAACGTAATTGTGCAGTGGATTTACTATGAGGATATAGAACGATGAAGTACCGACAGAAACCCCTTGTTGTCGAGGCTATTCAGTTCGATGGCTCACATCGATCAGCCGAAGTGATTATCAAACGCTGGCCAACGATCGGTAAGGCGTATTCTCCCGAAGGCTATCTGCGCGGGCTGTGGATTAAGAATTGGATCGGCACGATAGAAGCCAAAGGCGGTGACTGGATCGTTCAGGGCGTGAAGGGCGAACCCTATCTCTGCAAGCCTGATATATTTGCCGCAACCTATGAGCCGGTTCCACGCGCTGATGGGACATGTCCGGCAAAGGATCCCCGATGATCCGCTTCTGTGACGCCGCCATGTTCCTAAGCGCGTTGCTCCTACTGCTTGGCGTGGCGATCTGGATGGGCCATTTCGCCGCCGAGAATATCCATTGGCTCGACCAAGTATCTGAAATGCTAAGAATGGAGCTGATGAAATGACAGTGGATTTACTACGAGTATCAGGAGTTTAGACGATGACCAGAGCGTACCATTTCCTTAGAGACAACATGACCGCTGGTTCCGGCAACGAAAAGCCTTGGGAAATCGGCGAGACTCGCACGATTGCCGACCCTTCCAAGATCGCGCTCTGCGAGTACGGATACCATTCGTCGCCGTCGCTCTGGGATGCGCTGCAATACGCATCCGGTCCGATAGCGTGCCTGGTTGAAATCAGCCAGCCGTTGTTCACCGATAACACCGTCAATCAATGTAAGGCTGTCAGCGCCACTCGGAAGCTGATCAAGGCCGTGAATAACAATCGTGAACTACGGCTATTTGCCTGCGATTGTGCGGAGCATGTTCTGCCCATTTACGAACGTGAACATCCAGACGACAAACGCCCACATCAAGCAATCGACGTGTCCCGTCGATTCGTCGACGGGAAGGCAACGCAAGAAGAATTAGCTGCGGCGCAGGGAGCGGCATGGGCTGCGGCGCAGGGAGCGGCATGGGCTGCGGCGCAGGGAGCGGCATGGGCTGCGGCGCGGGGAGCGGCGCGGGGAGCGGCGCGGGATGCGGCGCGGGATGCGGCGCAGGATGCAGAAGTCAAATGGCAGCGTAAACACTTTGAGCAGATGTTCGGCGGTATCTTCGGATGACCACAGACAACGACCATGAGGTTCTTAAAGTATACTGCTGTGTGTGCGGCGTTCGTATTCCAGATAACCTAGACCCTCAGATACAAGGGCTTGGCGTCATGTTGTCAGATAACCCAGCGATGTACGAAGGTGGCGAAGATGTTGCTGAACCTGACAAGTTTATCTGTGATGCGTGCGTGAAGCGCGTCCTAATGCTCGTCGGCGATCCTAGAAGGAGCCTATAATGAACCTGCTGAACCCGACAAATGACGAGAAATCCCGCCGCGTGGCCGAGAAGCTGGGACTGTGGAAAATAGGTCAGTGGTGCCTCGACCTAAACTGCCATCACGAGGCCGCCAAGCATGAGCGCCCAAAGAAGCTCTTCTTCCCTACTCGCGTAAATCACTACACCCCACCCCCCGACCTCACCACACCCGAAGGCGCAGATATGCTCAAGACGGCGCTACTTAAGGCAGGCTACAAACTCGACCAATGGGAAGCACCCGCTGGCGTTCACTTTAGTATCCTAAGGGAGAGTAAATTGCCATCGACTTTGGACGAAGCGTTGTTGCCTGAAAATCGCGAACAATTCCGGGTCGCTGTTCACCCTGACTGGAAACGTGCGCAACTAGACGCCACCTACAAGCTACTCGTGGAGAATCCAATATGAAACAATCGAGCTTACATCGTCGTCTGACCGAGCTTGAAGCAAAAGCCAAGAATCGCGAAGTCGATCGCAACGCGATCGCGCGCGAGCTGCTGAGCTTGTTCCCCATGATCATGAGTAACTGGCGGGCGATCCGCGTGATGCTCAAGCAGATCATCGCGCATCCGCACGATATAGCAGCGAGCGGCAGATCGACCACCAGCGACTATGATTACAAACGTCTTCTAAAACTCGCCGAGTTGACCGACCTGAGCGGCAATGAACATGGGTAATATACCAAATTACATAGTTGCGTTTTGTGGCATATTTTACGCTGCTTGTATTGGCGCAGAGTGGTACTACGGGCTGCGTCCCCAACGCGACTCGCTGGTTCTCATGGCTTGGGCTCTCACAGCGGCGGCTTGGGCGCTCATGGCTCGCCACTAGCCGCACGAGGAGTTCACGATTCTCTTCCGAGACGCCAAACAAGGAGGCTCCGATGGCACGCATCGCTGAAATCACCGTCACTCCGCAGGCCGCCGACTACGCCCGGCGCATCAACGAAGTCGGCCAGCTCCGCAGACTCGCGCGCAAGGTCAACATCGTCGAGGCATCCATCGCCCGCGACCTGGACCGGCGCCGCGACCTCGGCCAGAGTCCCACGCCGCTCCCGCGAGCGATCGTCATCGCGACGGTGCGGCTGTGAACGATAACGGCGCGTGCCAGGCAAGTCCTGGTGAGATTCGCGAAAATCATCGACGCTGTTGGTGGACTGGCTGTAAGCGTAGCGCCTATTTCTGTGACTGGGCGGGATGGCATTGGTGCCTTTATCATCTCTGGTACACAATGCGCGAAAGTAGTCATAAACTGATGGAACTCAGAAGCGTGAGATTGCGATGGCCATGAAGCGCAACCCCGGCCTCTCCCGTCCGCCCGGCGCGCTGGTCTGGTTAGCCCGCGCCATCGTCATCGCGGGCCTGCTGGCGGCCGCTGCGCTGCGCTAGGCTCGAATACGCCGTTGAAGTTCAGCCGCAACCTCAGCGAGCGCCTTAGCTCGCGAAAGCGCCGATGTGAAATTTCTGCCACGCTTTCCGATTAGGGAAAGCCGGTGAAGAATCGATCCTAATTCCATCGGCTCTAAATCCCGCAGCGGAACTCCATGCGCCTTGTTGATAAATAATTTTCCCAATCGCGGAGGCAACGGCTTTTTTAAACCTTCTCGAAGAGCCTTTGGCGGGATTCCCTTTACCTTGTCGAGCTTGTCGCCCTTCTTGGTATTACACGGTTCGCATAGCACTTGAAAATTATGGACACTGCCGGATCGTCCGCCCCGACCTTTGGGCACGATATGATCCACGGTCAGCTTTTCTTTCGAGCCGCAATGTTCGCACTTCGCGTCCTCAGCATCCCGTTTGCGACGCTTATATCGCCCAAGAACGCCCTTACCGTAACTCTCGCTCATCTCTTCTCCTTGCAATGCTGGACGTGAGTAGCGATTCCTCGCGCTCCGCTAGTCGTGATAAGACGGGTGAACGCTCTAGAGAATGTCGCGCCAATCTTTATCCGTCCAGCGCCCATTTTTCCAAAGTCCTTCGGCGCGCATACGCTCCCAATAACCGGCGCATTCATCGCAGGCTTCGTCGGACGCGCACGGATGGCCGCATTCACTTTCGGTTTCTATATCGTCGCTCATCTTCCTTTTCCCCTTGCAATGCTTGACGTGAGTAGCAAATCCTCGCGCTCCGCGAATTTTATACGTTATACCTCCGCGTAATTTGGCACCGCCAAGACCGGAGCACAAATCAAGAAATACTAAGCGAGAGTTGTCCATCACGTCCTTGGCGTTTTGCGACCATTCCGCTCACTCCGCCCCATCACCATGTACGCATACCGCTCCGTGCAGCCCACCCGCCGCACCACCTCCAGCAACGGCACGCCCTGAGCCGCCAGCCGCAAGATGTCCTCGCGCATCTTGTGGGCGGGAAGGTACAGGCACGCGCCGGCGAACTTGGGCAGGACTTTCGGCAACGCGTCACCGAGGCACCGGCCCAACTCGCTATCCTCGGGAATCTCGACTGGGATGTAGAGCCGCGTGCCGCCGTACCGCTCGACTAGGCGGCGCATCGCGGACTCGCCGATCACTTCGTTCACGCGCTGGGCGACTGTCACACTGACCTCGCCCTTCTCATCCATCGACGGTTGTACTCCCTGACCTCCGGCCGCGCCTTGCGGTACGCCCTCATGTAGCTGTTCCAGTCGCTCACCGGCACGCCGACAGGCTCGCGCGGCAGGGATGGGGCTGGATTGAGCAGGCGCGCCCGAAACGCCCCCGCGTCGAAGCCGAGCGCGTCACAGTACCAGTCGAACGAGAGAATCACGCCTGACGTGTCCGCCACCCATTCCAAGGCGTTCAGCCGCAGGCGCGTGTGCTTGGGGCAGGAGCAGAGGTTGCGGGCGTCCTTGAGCGCGTCCTCGAACACAGCCAGCCACAGCTGCCGCTCCGCGCGATACGGGTCGTCCCTGCCGCGCGAGTCCGCGTACTGAGACGGCGTCACGCACTCGGGGCCGCTGCCGACGAGCGAGCCGAGCGCTTCGAGCGTGTTATCCATTGCCACAGGGGTTGGATGGGTGAATTTCATCGTTTTTCCCTTATAAGTGAGAAAAGTGAGATTAAGTGAGAAAACTAGACAAGAGTGAGCCTAAAAAACCTATATTCCCTTTAGGGCGAGTTCCCACTTTTGCCACTTTTCTCACTGAAATTAAATCTCCCGGAGCCGAAAAAGGGGGTATCCGTCTTTTACGCCCCCGAAAATAATCATTTTCCCATCAATAATTCGGTCCCGATATTCCCTCAAGCGGCGTCCGAAGCTAATTTTCAGCCCCTTTTCTTTCTCGCCGCGCAACTCCAAACTCTCCATTTCTCTGGCAATTTCATAAAGCTGCGCTGATGTCATCTCTTGCGTTCCATAAGTTTCCCACCATTTTTTAACGAACCCACGCATCGCCTGTTGCCGAATATCTTGGATGTCCATGTCGTCGTGAACGTCCCCAAACCCCTCTATTCCGACGCCCGACAGTATCCCGCCCATCACCCGCGACCACGCCTCGAAAGACCCCTTCAGCGGCCCGCGCGCCCCCGGATGGCGCAAACCGTAGGCGGCGACCGTCAGGAGCGCCCTGAGCAGCTCCGGGCGGCGGCGCTCGGCATATGTGAGCAACTCGGCGTGTTTGAAATTTTGGCGCTTGAACGGGTCTTCAACCTTGGCGTCGAGCCGGATTCGCACCATGCGGCGGTTCATCTCGCGCGACCACTCAGGGTTGTTGACGGTGCAGGCGAAGATGCAGTTGACCGGATAGCGCGGGATTTCGTTGGCGCCGAGGATGCGGGCCCCCCAAACGCGCGCCGTCAGAATCGACGCCAACACGCCAGAGTTTAAGTTTCTACAGTTGTCGATCAGGATGGCCTCGGCGCCGTCACGGAGCGCCGACACCATCACCTTGCGCCACTCTTCCTCATCGTCGGTTTCCGGCAGGGTAATCGGATTCGTGACGCCTGGCTTGAGCAGAACATTCATCAGGAGCGTCTTACCAGTGCCGAAGTCAGGAGCCTCGACGCGATGCAGCGGCGTCGGGCCGTCGATTAGCTCGCGCACAACCGGCAGCAGCATCAGCGCCCAGGCGTGCGCACGGTCGGCCGGCGCGGCGAACGGGAAGTCGTGGAGCAGGTCGTTGATGTAGATTTTGGCGTTTTCGAGGTCATCGGTCGTCGGGTCGTCGGAGATGGTCAGATTCTCAAGGCCTGGTGACGGCGCGTAGTAGATGCCCGAGCGCGCGTCGAAGCCCGGTGTCGCGATGAGCCGACCGTCTGGCACGAATATCGGGATGCGGACGAAGCGCCGGAGCCGCGGAAGCTCGTGCGACGGCGCGCGGGTCAGCGACATGAGCAGTTCGGTCGGCGGGGTCTCGCCGCGCTCGCCCCATTTCTGGTTGACGACGTAGAAGTAAAGATGTCGGGTCAGATAGGCGCGCAGCCCCGCAGCGTCCAGCCCCACAAGCGCACTATCTGACCCGAACTTTTGAACCAGTCGAAGCTCGCCGGACAGTCCGTTTTCGACGAAAAAATAGCGCGGACCTTCCGGCCGCGCGTTCAATTCCTTGATCCCCTGCCACGCCAAATCTTGTAAAACGCCGTGGTCTTGCGTGCCGATGAGGACGCGCGGGCGTTCGAGATTTGGCGGCGCGTCGGACGAGACGGAGTGTTCCTCAATCCAGCGCTCGAGGCGTGCACAGTCCCAGCCATCGGCCGCGAGGTCGGCGATGTCGTAGGTCGCGGGCCATGTCGGATCGGGCGCGACGATTTTCACGTCGGCGCTGGCGGGGAACATCATGGCGATCGCGAGCGCCGCGTGCTTGCCGCTGTCGTCGTTATCAGGCCATATCCTTATTTTCGTTTGCGCGCGCGCCGGGCCGGTCAATGAAAGTAAGGGTTTCCAGTCCGTGTACTCGCTGGAAGCTCGCTTGTCGCCGCCCGCATACGATAGCGATACCCAGCCCGGCAACAGCGCCTCGGCGGTATCGACCTTTTTCTCGCCCTGCACGATGAGAATGGGCGCGTCGGGGCGCGCGGCCAGCTTCTCGATGCCGTACAGCGAGCGCGACGCGGGAATGTCCATCCAGCGCCACGCCGTTTCGCCCGTCTCGCGGTTTCGGCACCATGACAGCGGAATTACGTCCTTGTCGCCGTTGGACGTCTCGAAGCGCACGCGGTAGTTGACGCGCCGCCCCTCGGCGTCCAAATACAGCCACGCAGCCACAGGGCGCCCCCAGGTATCGTTCCAGCGCGGGAACTTGGCGGTCGGGTCGGGCGCGTCAGGCGGGACGGGCGTGAGCGCCTGCCAGCTTTGCTTCGTCGCGCGCAGCTTCGGCGGTTCCAGCCCGAGCTCGCGGCCGAGCCGCAACGCCGCCTCGCCCTGCTTCAGCCCGTGACGCGCGGCGTAGAGACTCACGGGGTCGCCGCCCTTCTCGACGCCCGCGAAGTCGGCCCACGCGCCGGTTTGCGTATTTACTTTGAATGAGCGACCGGGCGTGCCGTTAACGTCGCCGCACTCGAACTCGCGACCGGCTAGATGGCCGGCGGGGAACCACTCGGAAAGTAGCGATGGTAGTTTTGAGAGCGCCGCGCCGTTGACTGTCGCAAAGAAATCATTTGGCATCCAGATCCCCCAAGTGATAACGAACGGCGTGGCTCAGCATCAGCCACACCACGCGCGCCGCCCACGCCCGATTGGGCGCGAAAATCGGCGCGACTCCGTATTTGAAAGTCCATGCGAGTACCGGCGAGATTGTCTGCCGTGGGGTGAGCGTGGAGTAGCGGGTGCCCGCCGTCACAGCCGCCATGTCGCCTTCTATCACAAGCGCCTTGAAACGCAAATCGGCCAGCCGCGCCAGCTCGCGCTCGAACCGCTCGCGCCCGTTGCCGAGAGAGCCGAGCAGGTCCGCGACCGACTTGCGCTCGATCGCGACAACATCGTGCAGCGAGCGCCCGCCCACCTTGGCGGAGTAGTCGCCGGTCGGCAGCGTCGCGACCTCGACCTCGCAGTGCGGGAAGCGGAGCGGGTGTTGCTCCCGCGTGTCCTGCAAGACGACGAACTCAGGCGCTCGCTTTGCCATTGAGCAGCCCCGCCAACCCTGTGCAGCGATTGATTTCCTGCGTCCTCGAGATCGTCGCCCGCACGTCCTCGCGCGAGCCGACAAGCACCACGCCCGCCTTCCCGCGCGAAATTGCAGTATAGAACCATTGTTTGCGCGGGACCATCGCGCCCATCGACCTGTGGACCGGCACGATCACCCACGGCCACTCGCTGCCCTGCGCCTTGTGGACCGTTAGCGCCCACGCGAACATCAGGTCGAACTCGCTGCGGTCGTCCTTGATTATCTCGCCGTCGTCGGTTTCGAGCGTCAGCTCGCGTCCCTTCGTCGCCGTGATGGTCCCACACTCGCCGTTCATCAGCCCAAGGTCGTAGTTGTTCGATTTCTGGATCACGCGGTCGCCGGGCGCGAACTCCGGCCCCGGCTGCGGGTTCAGCCGCTTGCGGATCATCGTGTTCAAGTTTTCCGTGGCGAGCAGCCCGCGCGTTTTGAGCGCCGTCAACACCACCATGTCGGAGGCTGGATCGAGTCCGTATTTTTTCGGCAACCGCTCGCAGAACAGGTCCACCACGGACTGCGCGGCTTCGGCCTCGGTCGCCGCCGGCACGAAAAAGAAATCCTGCGCCGTCGCGTTCTCTACAAGGATGTCTAGCCCGTCGCGCACTCGCGCGCAGTTCTTGGCGATTAATAGCTTCGGATCTTGGCGTTTGAGGGTAGAGAGTTCGACGTAAGGGACGTGACTTTTTCGCAGGTCGCGCAGTATGCTTCCCGGACCGACACTTGGAAGTTGGTGCGGGTCGCCGACAAAAAGTAGCCGAGCATCTTCTCGCAACGCGCGCAGTAGATCGCGTAGCAGCCAGGTATCGACCATCGACGCCTCGTCGCAGATAACCAGATCGACTTCCAGCGGTTTCTTATCGTTGTGTTTAAAGACGAAACGTCCATTTTCTCTCCCTACCACGCCGAGCAGCCGGTGAATCGTCTTCGCGGGCAATCCCGATGATTGCTCGATGCGCTTCGCCGCCTTGCCGGTCGGAGCGCACAGCGCGTACTTTCCTTTGAATCCTTCCGCAAGGCCCCTGACCGCGAATGTCTTGCCGGTGCCGGGCGAGCCAAGCAGACAGAAGCAGCCCTGCCCGACGATGCGCCCGATGGCTTCTTCTTGGTCCTGCTCTAGACCCTCAAGGTTGTAGTCACCAGGCCAGAGTCGCGGCCCCGCGAGCGTTTTCAGCCGCTCAGCAATCTCGACCTCGGCGCTCTGCATTGCCATCCGCTGAACGTAGCCGCCGTCCTCGACGATTCGTTCGTCCAGTTCGCAGCTATCCATCCCGACTTCCATGAGTTCGCAAACGCGCTTGCCGAGTTCGGTAATCGCAATCCGCGTGTGGCCGTCGTGCTCCGCTTCCTGCAAGGCGTAGTAGCTCGCGGCACGCTGGCGCTCAATGGCATTCGGCTTCATGCCCCACGTCATCGCGGCGCGGTCGGCGAGGCGGAACCCGATGCCGTGGACCTTCGTAAGCTGATACGGGTCCGCCGCCATAGCCGCTTGAAAGTCGTCGAACTCGGTTTCAGCGCGGGCGATTAGGTTTCGCGGGAACTGCGGCACTTTGGCGAGGTCGTAATTCATCAACCCCATCCAAACGCGCGAATCAGCGCACGCGCGGCTTGCCGATGCCACGGATTATTAGGCGACCAGCACATGATCAGAACGGCACTTCGTCGTCGCCCGCGCCCTCATCAACCACAGGTCGCGCGCCGCCGCCCTTCTTCGCCAGCCACGCATCGTATTCCGCGCGGTACTTCTTCGCCTCCGCCGGCTGCATCAGCGTGTACCCGGCGAACGCGACCTTGTGGTACATCTTCGGCTTGCCGTCCTTCGTCACCTTCAGGGTGTTGTCCTTGTTTTTCCCCTGCTCATGCTTGTCGATTTCCACCCACCAAAAGGTCTCGTTCAATTCGTTGGGCTGGCAGTCATAGGTTTCGTTACCCTCGACAATCCCCGCGCGCACGAAGATCGGCTTGACCTTCTTGATTCCTTTCTCGCTGAAAACAAGATTGTCCCGAATCTCGCGTCCGACGTGCGCACCGCCAAGGATGAGGGCGTTTAAATCCCACTTCTCGGAGCCATCGTTACTCCTGAGCAACGCGGGATTGCCATCGCCATCCGTCATCACCTGCCCGTCCGACGCCTTGGCGATGTTCGTCACCCGCAAGAGGCACGGATATTTGCCGAGCGGCAGCGGCGTGAAGTCTTGCTGGTCGGGTATGGTGCCGAAATTAACTTTTGGCATTGTTCTCTCCGTAGCTCTTGGTGAACTGCGCCAGAATCGCGGCGCTCTGTTCGGGCGTCAGTTGATCCATCCGCTCGACGCCCGCCTTGGTCATTGCCATATTAACCCTGGCTTGCGGAACCTTGTGCGCCTCGATGAATGCGGCCAAGTCGTCGGCGCCAGCCGTCGCCGGAGCCGCAGCAGGTTCGCTTGCGGGAGCGGCGGGCGCGGCGTCCGGTGTCAGTTTGACGGCGCGCGGGCGCCCGCGTTTCGGTTTCTCGGATTCGCCGCCAGCGCCAGCCGGTTCAGCCGTTGGGGGGACGGCCTCGCCGGTCGTGGCGCCAGCGGCTTGGGAGGATACACCTGCTCCATCTTCTACATGAGTCGCCGTCGTTTCGATAGCGGGCTGATTCGTTTTGAACCGTTCTTCATCGTCAGGGTCGTATGCAGGGACACCAAAAGCGAACCGGATGCCCTCGTCGCGCGCCTTGACGAAAAGCTGATGGCTCGGCATGGAGTTCCAAACATCAGTAGCACGCTTCCATTCCTTCATCACGGCGCGGTAAATCGTCGGATGCGCGCGGCCCTTCACGAAGGTTTTGGACGTGATCGCGGTCACATTGCCGTTAGCGTCGTTCTCGTACTCGATTTCCTGTCCGTCGAAGTTTTCCTGTCGGTTCGCGATCTTCGACCAGCCATCAACTTGAACTCCGACGTGCATTTTTCCTTTCTTGTCGATGAAGGCGTAGCACTCGCTCGCGAGCGGATTGAGGTCGTAGGTTTTCGCGAAGCTGAGCAGCATCATCAGTTGCCCATCGCTGGCCGCGCCGTCTGGAAAACAAGTGCTCTTGACGATGCGGACTAACTCCTCAGGCGCAACCTCGAAGCGCTCAGCGAGCGATTCCGTTAGCCCCTTGAACGGGCGGATTTCGTTCGTCACCGATTTTTCAGCCATTGGCCGCGACCTCCGTAGTCAAAATGTACCGCCGGTTCCGCCTGTTCACGTCGCCCGCGACCGTCCCCGCCTTCTCCGCAATCGCGAGCGCGGCGCGCACCTGCGACGGCCCCGCCTTCGATAACTTCGCGATTTCCTTCACCGTGCGGCCCGCGTGAGTTGATACCGCAGCGAGCACCGCCTTCTGAATCTCAGGATCGAGTCGCGAGCCGCGAACCCGCGGAGCTTTCGGCGCGGCCTCGTTCGGCGCGGGCGCGACGCTCTTCTGGAAAATTTTGTGCGCGGCGGCTTCGGCGAGGTCGAGCCGCGCGAGCGCCTGGTCGCTCTCTCTCACGATCTGCGCTCGCAGCTTGTCGTAGAACGCCTTGACCTTCTTCGTTTCGGTTGTTTGATCCATTTTGGGTTTCCTCCGTGGATGGAGAATCTAGACTTTTTGCGCGCGACTGTCAAGCGGAATCTTCCACTATTGACAAATATCCGCAAACGCGCTAAATCTGCCGAGCATGAAGAAACCACGCAAGAAGCCCAAACCGGAATTGCGCGTCAGAATCGACGCCGGGATTTTCAAGGCGCTTAAGATCGCGGTCGCTCGCGACTGTGGCGTCAATAGCGTCTCAATGGCGGAAGTAGTCGAAGCTGCGCTTGCGTCTTACGGTATGGTGAAGCGCGAAATGGCGGATGCCTGATGCCGAATCCGCTCAATACGTTCCATCGACGATCCCTGACCGCTAAGCAGCGGTTTGGCGATGGCTATCGCGTCGATGCGCTCACGGATTGTTGGAATTGGATCAAGAGCACGCGCGGGCAAGGATATGGACAATTTTGGATGGACGGTAAGAACATGAAGGCGAGCCGCGCCGCATGGATTCTTTTCCGAGGCCCGATTCCTCACGGAATGAAGGTGCTCCATTCGTGCGACAATCGAAAATGCGTGAATTATCGAAAGCACCTTTTTTTAGGAACGTCTAAGGATAATTCTCAAGATATGATTCACAAGGGACGCCAGAACCCCCCTTTCGGCGAACGACACTCACGCCACAAACTAACAACCACGCAAGCTCAAGCAATCCGCAATTCGTCACTCAAGGGAATTGAATTAGCTCGCCTCTACGGGGTCGGGCCCATGCAAATCAGCCGCATCCGACGCGGACTCAGATGGAGGCATCTCAATGTGTCCAACGCCAGTTAAGGGCTATCACACCACCGCCGGAGTGTCCGTCCCTGGCACGACCACAATCATCGGTCGTTTCAAGGATTCAGGCGCGCTCATCGGATGGGCTTACAATCAAGGACGCGACGGCAAGCCGCGCTTCGAGAAACCCGAAGCCGACCTCGGCACCTACGTTCATGCGCTCATCGAAGCGCATCTGAACAAGCAGCCCGAACCGGAGCCGCCTGCGAACATCCCGCCAGAGAACGTGAAACGGGCGCGCGCCAATGCGTTCGAGGCGTTCCTCCGCTGGCGCGACGGCGCACGCATGGCGATTGCGCCAATCGAGGTTGCGCTTGTGTCCGAAAAGTTCCTTTATGGCGGCACACCCGACGCGAGCGGCTGCGAGCACGATGATCAGATGTCGATAATCGACTGGAAATCGGCCAAAGACTTCTACCCCGACAATCTGATCCAAGGTGCCGCCTACATCAATCTTTGGAATGAGGCATACCCCAAATCGCCGATCGATGGCTTCCTTCACGTTATACGATTCGGCAAGGAAGGGATGGACTTCGCGCAGCACTCGTTTCGCATCGATCATCCACGGCTTCAAGCGGCGTGGCGGCTGTTCAAGTTGTACCGGCAGGCATGGGACGAGGACAAGATCGTATCGGGGAAGGCGTGATGGCGATTCTGAATAGTTGGAACGGCTCCGACGACGACGGCGCGGAACTCCACCCGTACCCGTGCGCGGCGTGCGCCAACAGGTGGCACCGCGTCTGCCGCGACGAGGAATGCGAGTGTAGTTGCCGAGACGAGGGCGTCGAGGCATAACCCGGCGCTGCCGGCAGGAGAGAAGATGAAAACTGAGAAAGTACGAGTACAGGAAAAGTCTCCCGTCCAATGGGCAAAAGGCTGGCCGCATACCGCTATCAGTGACCGCGAGCACAAGCGCATCTGGAAAAAGCCCCTTTCCGTCTATCGAGACGGGTTGACCGAGCAGTTGCGAAAGTTTGGCGCGACCGAAGTTTTACTGACCTACAACACTGGCGACGATGCGCGGCGCGACCCCGGCGTGACAGTTTATTTCTCGAAACCGCGCGAAGAGGATTCCAGTTGGCAACTGGCTCTTGGCATCGACAATCCGGCACCTACGTTGGCCGAGATCGACAAGGCATTCAAAGAAAAGGCGTTGCTGCATCACCCGGACCGTGGCGGCGATGTCGAGGTATATCGTGCGCTAGTGGCGCATCGGGACCGCGCGAAGGCATGGATAAACAACGAGAAGGCCGAGCATGAGTTCGCGCTGGCCTGCGACAAATTCACTGAGCCGCGCTGGAACATCAACGCACTCAAACTCGGCGTCGCGGCTCTGCGGAAGATTGACGAGTACGGACTGCCGGGGATGCTTGAGCGCGCGTTCAAGGGATTCAAGACCGCGATTGAGGATAAAACCAATGGCGAACGAACCATTACTGCTTGAAGGCTTCGGCGAGCAACCCGACATTCGCGACTATCGACGTGAGATTCAACATCTCGAAGAAGAAAACCGGCGCCTAATTCACGAACTCGGAAACGTGAGCGCCGAGAAAGACCAACTCGCGCGCACCGTCCGAAATCTCCAACACACCCTCAATCCGATTCATCGGGCGCTTGCTGCGCTGTTCGGTGAGATGGAATTGGCGATCGGGGACGAGTTAAACAATGACGTAAGTTCAGCGACACCTGCGGCGTCAAGCAACGATCCCCGCTGGGAGAGCTTCAAAAAAAGTTTTCCCGGCGTCGGTGCGGAAATCATTGATGCACTTCTGATTCACGGCGAGATGAAGATGACCAATCTCTCGAAGTTATTGAAGCGCCATTACAACACGGTCCAATTCCATGCGGCGAAGTTGAAAGCGGCTGGCGCAATCACGTCGGCGGGCGGTCTATTGAGCCTCAAGCGCTAAAGGAGCACCCATGAGCACCCTCACCAATATAGCCGGGCAGGTCGGGCCGTTCGAGGAGAGCAAGCCATGAGCGACAAAGCTACCCATGCCTATCTTGGAATCGCGTCCTGCGGGTGCGTGATGGCCATGACTGTAGATAATCCTGAGCATAAAAAGGATGTCGCTAAAGACGTTGCGAGTTTCATGCGCTGGGGCGCGACCATCGAGCGCGTTTCTATCGAGTATGCTCGCAAAGCATTCTGCGGGTCGAGCCACGGCAAGAAGGGAGATAACTGCCCCCATCCGAATGCATGCCCTGACAAGGCGACGGCTGCGCCATGACGCTATGGCGGCAAATGGAGCGCGCAAGCGTTAGGGCGTTGGGCTGGCGCTCGGCGCTGGTGCCATGTATGGGATAATGTTGTCCGGCACCAGGAAGCACCCGGAGAGCAGCGCCAGGAGCAGGAGCGCGGCGAGTCTCATCCGCCTGGTGCTGGTGTCGGAGCAGCCGCCGCATTACCACACGAGTACTGCTGCACACCCACGATGTCGAGCGTCTTGACCGTCAACGTGCCGTCATTGGTGGTCGCTGGCGCAGTCGCCTTCAATCCCTGTTTCGTCGCCAAGCCGCCACTGGCAACCATCGGGCCGAGGATCGTAACGAGCTGCTGAGCGATGGTCACGATGTTGGGGCCGTTGAGGGTCGCTGTCGTCACATGGTCAGACGGGCAGTTGAGAGAGATGGTGCTGCACCCCGCCAAACTCACGGCAAGCACCGCCGCGATGAGAGTTGTGAATTTCATATTGCCTCCTACGGAGCGGGTATCGGTGTCGCCGTTGCCTGCGTGCAGACCGCCGTGCCCGCGCCGATTAAGTTGCCGGTCTTACGGTCCCACTGCCAATCGCGCGGGCCAACGTAGAGCTTTACATCGGTGTCTGTGATCGTGATTCGCACGCTCGTCGGGTCTGAGAACTGCCCCCTTTGGGCAATGATCGGGATGATCAAATCTTCGGTTACAAAATCGTTTATTTTCATAATGCCTCCTACGGGGTTGGGCTTGCCGTTGGGGATGCCTGCGTGCAGACACCAGGGATGGAACTCACGCCGGGGATGCTGCACAGAGTCGAGCATCCCGCCACGAGCGCCGCGAGAGTGAGAACGATTGCGAGTTTGCGATACATAGAGTCCTCCTTACGAACCTCCATTGCAGGAATTGTTGCGAATCGCGATACAGTTCGCATAGCACGCTCCCGCTGTCCCTTGACAGACCGTCAGGCAGTCCTGCGCCGCAGTCTGGAGACAGGTCACGCTGGCAGGTGTCGGCGATGGTGTCGGCGACGCTGTGACGGTCGGCTGTACGGCGGTCGGAGCAGGAGGCGCCGGCGGTGTGGTGCCGCAGGCCGCGAGAAAGACCAGAGCTAAAAGTAATCGCTTCATGGCGTCACCTGAATGTCCGCGATCACTGCCGCGTTGTCGAAGCCTGCAATATTGATTCCCCCGGGTCCGAGCTGGTCGAGCGTTACGTCAATCGACACGTCCTGCCCGTTCTGACTGAGCCCGGCCGACGTGAGGATGCGCCCTTCGCCCCACGACCGAATCCAGATCCCCGCCGGCGTCACCTTGAGATTCGAGTACCCCGGGATCTCGTGGCCGCCGGCCGATGGCGACGAGGTCTGATCCCAGACCGCCGCCGTCTCCCAAGCCTGTGGGAAGTTGACTCCAATTCTCAGATTGCCAGCGCTCACTTGGAACGCCAGCATGACCTCGTTCCAGTCCTGCGGATTGACGCTCAGCGTTGTCGCCACCTTGACGTAAGTGCCATCCGAGCAGAGCAAGCCAGTACTCTTCATGTAGGCATCGCCTTCCGTCGGGTCGGTGCCCTGGTCAGTCGCCGTGGCGTTATTGATGTCGAAGCCGGTGCTCGCGTAACCCTGCAAGACCGCTTTGATCATGTCGGCTTCGGAGGTCCAGAGCAGTTTGCCCACGGACGCAGCAGCAGTCGCCGCGCGCCGTGCCGCAGCCGCCCACCAGCAGCACCCGATGCCGTCAGGTATCTGCGGCGGATTCGATGGACTCGGCCCGTTGCAGAGCATCGAAGTCATGATCCACGGATTCGCGACGATCAGCGGCGCTACGCTCATGTCGAGCGCGACGGACGGCGGAACTACCGCCTTGCGATCGAGGTAGTGATTGAAAAAGAGGCGCTTGGAGTCGTAGCTGCGCTTCCGGTTGCCGAGTTTACGGCCGCTAGGCAACGTAGATGCAGGCATCGAACTATTGCGCGACAGGCGTGCTGATGCTTCCGCCGAGACTCGCCACGTCCGCTTCTGTCGGATCGACGCTCTGTGTGAAAGTCAGTGTCACGACCGCGGTGGTCCCGTCAGGGTTGGTGTAGGTTCCGGTAATAACTTCGACTCCCGCCTGACCCTTGACGCCGAGGACGGCAAGACTGCCGCTACCATCAGTCGCCGGAACCATCGTTACTGCGGTTCCTGGCACTGCGACATACACAGGCGCAGTGCCGGTCGGGAACGCTTCTGCAACCCCCGCACCGTTCGTCGGCGAAGGCGTGTAGGTCGCCTTCTGATCGTCGAACATGTTCTGAGTGAGTGCTGTGGGTCCGAGTGATTTGACTGGCATATCCGTTTCTCCTTGCTGGTTAATTGGTTTACTGATCGAGCCGCCTAAAGACACTATATCGCCAATTCCGAGTTTTGCCGCAATCCGCGCGGCGAGTATGTACGTCGCGCGCTCCCACTCAAAAAGCCGTTCCAGGTATTCGCGGAGTTCTAAATCCATCACGTCGTTTCTTTATCTTGCCGACTGTACGCTGTTGCAACCGGAACTGCAATCACGGATGCGGCGGTACCGGCTCGATGGGCGCCTTTATCTGCTCGACCTTGCCGGCCGCGCCGCCGCCGATGTACCCGATACCCAGCGTCATAAGCATCTTTGCATTCTCGCCGAAATCCACCTTGAATACGGAGCCGATCACCGACATGGCAATGCCGAGCGCGATCAGAATGACGCCTTCCCAGAACGTGCCGATGGTCGTCACTGCCTGATCCTCAGTTGCGGCAAAGGAGCACCGCCAACGACGATACTGATCACCCACAGAATCAGGAGCACCGCGACCACCACCATCAGGACTTGCTTAAAGATGTCGGGCATTGGAATGTATGTGACGATCAGATACACCACAAATCCGATAAGCGCCAGAACGAGGATCGTTGTCAGAATTCCTACTGGGTCCATGTCAGTACTCCTTAGCAGGTAGATAATCGGTAACGCTCATTTGCCGTTCCTTTTCGTCTCCGTCAGTATCATGTTGAGCAATGTAATTTCCCGCTCCTCATGGTTCTGCAGGCTCTTGTCGAAGCGATCGCCCAGCTCCCGCAAGTCGTCGCGCGTCTGTTCCTGCACGCGATTCAGATGCTTGCCCATTTCTTCAAACCGATGGTCGTCGTCTCTGAGATGGCCGTCAACGAGCAGCTTGACCTCGCTCTTCGATGCGGCATTGCCGAGCGCCTGGTAGACCGCCTCCTGGCTTTCCTTAATGTCCCTGGCGTTAGAAGCAATCATCGCCCACAGCCACGCAAACGCGCCCGCGATGACAGCGGCGCACCCGCCCATTATCCGCCAGAGCGCGTCCCAGCTGACTCCGTTGTTTTCAGGTGCAGCCATCATACTACGACGGTCCGTCATTCCCGCCTGGCGGCCACTGGCCCGAAAGAATCATCGCGGCGACGCGGCCCGCACGCGCCGGCGCCTGCTCCTTCGCCCATACCGAGTCGAGTATCGCGGCGCTCGCCGCCGCCCAATCGGCCGCCTGCAAGCCCGCTATCATGCCCGTGAAAGCCTCAACACCTTCGACGCCGATCGTGTACGCCATCGAGATAATCGCCCATCGCCGTGTCGGGTCGAGCGCCCGGAACCAGGCGCGGAGCATCATCCGCGCGACCAGCGCTTGCACCCGATTCGCCAGCATCGTGTCGCTTTCCTTCTGGAGGATCGGAACGTCCAGCCGTATCCCGGCTCCGATCGTGGGATGCCCAATCACGTGCGTCCCCGGCTTAATCGGCTCGCGCGTCGCATCGTCGTAGACCATGAGCCGTTCGCCCTCTTCTGACCACAGCAGCGAGTAGATGTTTTCAGGTGCAGCCATCAGGATCCGCTCGGTTCGCAGCCGTACATCCCTGCGTTGCGCTTGCCGAGGCTGATGCCGCCGCTGCAAGCACCCGCCGATGCCGTCGCCGTAGGCGTTGCGCTGATGGTCGGGGTTGCGGTCGCCGTTGCTGTCGCAGTAGTAGTAGCCGTCGCCGTTGCGGTCGCTGTGGGTGTTGCGGTTGCCGTAGCCGTAGCCGTCGCCGTCGCCGTCGCCGTCGCCGTGGGTGTTGCCGTGGCCGTGGCCAATATGAATGGTCCCGCGACCCCGGCGTAATTAGTCTCGCCAGAGGCAGTCCACCCTGCCACAACGCCGGCGGTGGCCGCTGGTGTTGCAACCGCACCATAGGCGGTGTCGTCGGAGGGGTTGGACAACTCGGTAAACCCACCGGTGGGCCCTGAGCTAAGCGCCGAAGCTACAAACCCTGCAACCGCCAAGATTGCATCGTGTGTGGTCGATAGCGTCCCCGTCGTGCCGCTACTAACGGCGG